CTGGTGGTGGGTGCTCGGCGTGGGGATTGGGGTTAGTGGTGGGCGGGGGCGGGGAGTTGGAGGGCTTGCGCGAGGGCTTGTCGGGCGGTGGCGTCGTAGGTGGGGTTGTGGATGAAGCGGGTGACGATGGCGAGGCGTCCGCGGAGGATGGCGAGGTCGTCTTCGGCTGCGTCGAGGGTTTCGGGGGGGTGGGCGAGTTGGTTGGCGAGTGTCGCGACGTAGCTGGGAGGGGGCTCAACCACGGGGGGCCTCCGGGACGGCGGCCGGGTATTCGCGGACGCGGAGGTCGGCGGGCCAGTACTTGGGGTTGCCGCCCTTGGTGTCGCCGATCGCGGCGACGGTCTTTCCGGCGTACGCGGTGTCGCGGGCCCATACGGAGCCGAGTTGCTTGACGAAGGGGGCGGCGCCGGCCTGCCGTGATTTGTCGATGAGGTCGGTGGCCCACTGTGGGGCGAAGGGGCGGGCGCCGGGGCCGGACTCGCCGCCGATGATGACCCAGTTGATGCCGGTGAAGTCGGCAGACGGCAGCGGGCCAAGTAGGGGCTCAGCGGATACGAACAGGACGGCGGCGCGGACCTGGGCGAGGGCGTCGATGCGGCGTACGTATTCGTCGGACTCGACACTCGTGCCCAGCCACACGTTGTCCAGCGGCCCGTCCAGCTCGAGGGCGTCGTAGACGCGGTCCAGGACGCGCACCAGGCGCTCGGGGCGCTTCGTAAGGATCTGGTAGGTGTGCTGCGGGGTGGCCTGCATCATCTGCCACACCTGCATGATGAACGCGACCGGTACGCGGGCGTGGAAGAGGTCGCTCATGCTGTTGACGAAGACCGTGCGGGGCTTCTTCCAGCGCAGGGGGACGTCCAGCGTGTCGGGGTGGATGGTGAGGCCGAAGCCGGGGCCGGAGGTGCGGGGGTCTCCGTCGTTCTGGTACTTGGCCTGGCCCATGGCCTTCAGGCGCTTGGCCATGGTGAGGGCGTAGCAGTTGTCGCATCCGGGACTGATGCGGTCACATCCCGTCGTGGGGTTGAGCGTCTCTCCCGTCCACTCGATGTTGCTCATGCGTGGGCCACCTCTCCGGCGACGGTTCGGATGCGGCGTACGGCTTCGCGTATGTCGGCGCCGTCAGAGCCGTCGTGCCGCCGGTGCGTCTCTTCCTCGATGGCGTCGCACTCGGCGAGTGCGCGGGTGAGGCGCGCTTCGGCTTGCAGCCGGAACTGGTGCGGCGTGGGCTTGGTGCGACGCTGCAGGGTGAGGGTGTAGTTGTCGGTGGGGTTCTCTCCGTCGCGGAGGTCCAGGGAGACGGAGGGCGCGGTCTCGTAGTAGATCTCTGCGTAGTTGTCGGCCCCGGTGTCTTCCAGGACGGCGCGCATGGAGGCGACGTACAGCTTGAGGTACCAGTGGGCTTCGGCCAGTTCGACGGTGACGACGCCGTCTTTCACGGTGAGCGCCTTGAGCATGGTGCCGTCGACGAGGATCTGGGCGGCCAGTTCCCCGAGTGCGTCCATGGCGTGGTCGGCGGCCTTGGTGAAGTCGGGCTTGCGGCCGGTTCGGCGCCAGTCGGTCCAGGAGGCGGCGAGCGCGTTGGCGATGGCGGTGTGGGCTTGCTTCTGCCGCTTGTCGCGTTGTTCCTGGGTGAGTTCGGTGGTCACGTCTGGGGGTGCTCCTTCGCGGTGTCGCTATCGGCGGCGCGGGCTGCAGTGCGGGCTGCGATGCCTTCGGCGATCTCCTGGCGGGAGAGGGGCTGGGTGTCGGCGGCGGATGCGGTGGCCCGGTTGATGGGCTCGTCGGGGATGACCTTGGTGTCGGTGAAGTCGTCGCCGAGGATGTCGGGGCGTGCCCAGGTGGGGGTCTGGAGGAGTCCGGCGGCTTCGAGTTCGTTGGCGGTCAGGGGTTTCTGGTTGCTGAGGTCGGCGTGGAGTTCCTCGCAGGTGGCGGCTTGGACGCGGGCGGCTGCGGCGGCGGCGCGGCTGTCGAGGGTGTAGGTGTGGACGGCTCCCATGCGGCAGGTGGTTTGCCAGGTGAGGGTGCGTGTTTCGTGGGTGTAGTGGAGGGTTCCGTCGCGGAGGGCGCGGGTGGCGGTTCCGTCTTGGTGGTCGGTCCATTCGCGGATGCGGTGGACGGGGATGCCGGCTTGTTTCGCGGCGTGGGTGGCGTAGATCTGGGCGTCGGTGATGAAGTCGCGGGTTCGGCGGTCGATTTCGGTGGTGGACGGTTCGGGGGTGACCAGGGCCAGGCGGGGTGTTGTCTTCTTGGCGGCCGCCCTACGAGGGGGGCGGCTGGGGGTCTTCTTCGCCGTGGTGGTCTTCTTCGCGGCGGTCTTTGCCGTGTCGCGTTGTGCCGGGGTGGTTTTCCGTGCGGTTCGTGCGGCCATGGCCGTTCTCCGTCCTGCGGGTGTTCTGTGGTGGGGTGGTGCTCCGGTGCTGGTGGCGGGTGATGAGGTAGGCGGTGAGGATGCCGGTGGCGGCGGCTATGCCGTCCGGCCAGGTCACGGCTTGCTGGCCGGGAGGACCGTGTAGACGCGGTTGGCGATGAGGTGGCGGAACGCGGTGGCCTCGAAGGACGAGTAGCGGCGGGTGCGGAGGTCGTTGTAGGTGTTGGCGCACATCAGGGGCTGCTTGCCGGTCTTGTCCTTGGGGCACGTGGCGGGGTGTCCGAGTCCGACGGCGTGGCCGCTTTCGTGCCAGATGATGTTCATCCGCTCGGGTTCGCTGACGTTGTGGGACTTGATCCAGTAGTCGCTGTTGATGAACACGTAGGCGCCGTCGGCGGCATGCTGCGCGTTGCCGCAGGATCCGGTGAAGGACTGGTTGGGGGCGGCGGGGTTGGGCTTGCTCATGTACCGGTAGCTGATGACGTGGCCTGTGACGCATTTGCCTTGGGTGACCGGGACGATCCGCGTCGACACGGTGAACTTGACGCCGAGGTAGGAGGTGAGTTCGGCGGCCGTGTTCTTCAGGTACGGGGTCAACTTGGCGCGGGAGGCCGGGTCGTTGAAGGCGATCACCCAGGGCTTGGTGTCGATGTGGGTGATCCACCCAGAGTTGATCTTCCAGCCGGGTCCGGCGTACACGGGCCCGGTGGCGGCGTGGGCGCGGGTGGGGGCGCCGATGACGGCTGCGGCGGCGAGGGTGACGGCGAACGCGGTGCTGGCGGCGCGGTTTCTCATCGGCGTTCCTTCTTCTGTGCGCGGGCGGCGGTGGTGTGGGTGCGGTGGTGCTTGCGGTCCTGCAGGGCGTGGGCGAGTTCCATCTCCATGGGGGCGACGGCGTCCAGCTCGAGGCGGAGTTCGGTGACGCGGTCGGTGTAGCCCTGGGCGTAGGGGACGGTCGCGTAGTCGATGGCGGCGCCGGCGAGGACGACGAGCTGGTCGAGGGTGCGGGTGTGGGAGTCGTCGTAGGCGTCGGCGCGGCCGCGGTAGTAGTCGGGGTGGTGGGCGAATCCGCCGGTGGCGGGCGCGAGGGTCATGGTCGTCATGGCGGAGCTCCTGGGGGTTTCAGGCGATGGCGTCGGCGAGGCCGGGGTCGAGTGGGTCGCTGTCGAGGGCGAGGCACTGGACGCGGACGGTGACGCCGTCGGGGATGGTGGTGTGGAGGGTCCAGAGGCGGACGCCGGAGCCGGTGGGGGCGCCTTCGAAGGTGAGGTGGCCGCCGAGGGCCAGGTACCAGTCGGTGAGGTCGTCGAGGCCGGCCGTGAAGACGCGGGCTTCGTCGCCGTGTTCGGTGATGCGGGCGTGGTGCAGGCCCTGGTAGTCGGCGGTGACTTCGGTTTTGACGGCGGGTCCGAGGTGGCGGGTGGCGTTCACGTGGGTCTCCCCCGGGGTGGTTGGGCTCCCGGTCCGCGCAGCGCGTGGCGTCCGCGGCCGGGAAGTGTGTGGGTGGGTCAGTCCGTGACGGGCCGGGGGCGGTCGTGGCCGCAGTCGGGGCACTGGATGCTGCTGAGGTTGCACTTCGGGCCCGGGCCCGAAGTGATGACGGCGCCGGGGAGGTTGGAGTCGAAGATGAGGTCGCATCCGCAGCCGTTGAGGTAGCAGTCGCAGCGGGCGATGTCCTTGGACGCGGGGAGATCGATTCCGGCGTACACGCTGATGACGGCCATCATGGCCAGGTACTCGTGTGCGTTGGTGGCCTCGGTGTCGGCGGCTTCCATGACGCGGTCGAAGTCGTCCTGCTGTCGGCGGGTGAGGGCGTCGTAGTGCGCGGTGGTCGGCAGCGTCTGGGCGTGCGTCATCACGGCCATGGGTGGCTCCGGGTGCGAATTGGTTACTCCGACAGGCCTGGTGTGGCTTCTGTCGTTGTCGGCGTAACCACAGTAACCCCTATCCCATTGCGTCCGCAATAGATGCTACGGATGGGCATGAGAAAGCCCCGTCCGCGGGTCTGGGCGGCGGGGCTTGGTGTGGGGGGTTGGTGGCCGTTCAGGGCCAGTTGCTGGACGCTCTCAGCTTGGCTGCGGTGCGCCGGCCGTGCGCGTCCAGGATGTCGGTCCATGAGACGTGGACCGCGCGTCCCAGCCGGATGGTGTCCAGCCGGTCCTCGCGCACCCAGCGGCGCAGCGTCGACACCGGCGCGGGATGCCCGGTGCGGGCGAGCAGGGCGGAGGCCTCCTCGTAGGTGACCGGGTCCTCGATCCGCTCAGGGATCGGGCTCGGGTAGGTGACGGCCATGAGGCCTCCCAGATCGGCGTGGCCGTCGTTCGCAGCTCCGGCGGCCGATTCGGGTGGGTCGGTTGTGAAGGGCAGCAGGCCCGGCGGGTCTGCTTGGTGTGGCGTGTGTGCAGTGGCTGGTGGTGGTTAGACCACCCGCATGCGGGTCAGGTTGCGCTACGGCGCCAGATTTCTGTGGCGTGTACTTGCTGTGCGGCCAGGCGGGCAAGAGTCCAGGTGGAGGCCATGCCGCTCGGGGTGCGGCACTTGCGGCTGGAGCAGAACGCGCGGCTGGTGTTGTCGTCCCACATGAGCCCCCAGGTCCCGCAGCGCGGGCAGGGATGCTCGCAGACGACGGTGTCGTTGCCGAGGCGTACGGCGTGCTCGAGGGCCTGGCGGGCGATCAGCGTGTCGCGGTAGGTCTGTTCGGCTTCGTCGGCGCCGGCGGTCTGTTCCACGTACCAGTCGTAGATGCCGTCGACCTGGGCCGGGACCGGTGTGGGGTCGGGGACGACGGAGCGGACGTGGTCGACGACGTCGCGGCGGGTCTGGACGAGGTAGTCGACGATGCCGAGGTTGAGCGGCGCGGCCGGGGTGGTGGCGGGGGTGGAGCGTTCGGCGGGCGCGGTGCGGGGATGGTGCCGCAGGTCTTCCGAGTTGAGCAGGCGGAGTGCTCTGGCTGCTTGTACGGCGGTGTTTTTGCCCATTCGTGTCCCCGTCCCCTCACCGGCCGGGGCGCGGGGGGTCCGTTGGTGCAGGGTGGGGCGCGCGCCGGTGGCCGGAAGTTGTTGCTCCGGGTGTCTCCGGACGCCCCATCGTGCCACGCAGGGGGCGGTTGTTGAACGGACTGTGGCAAACGATCAGCGCTCTGTGGGCACTGTTACCGTTTCGACACGTATGTGAAGATGTCTAATTCCCCGGCATATTCAGACAACTTGACCGTTGTTCAGGAACACGTTCTACCAGGGGAGTTCAGGCCAGCAGGTCCGGGGCCGCCATCATCCCCTCGACCATCGCGTCCAGCGTCTGGTGTTCACCTTCGCCCAGCCGTCCCTCGGCGAGCGCGCCGTGCAGCATCGTCCGGACCTCTCTGAGGGTGCAGAGGAACGCCTGCGCGGTCTCGGAGTCGGTCAGGGACTGTCCCTGGCCGACGAACCGCTTCTCCAGGGCGACGGCCATCCGCTGCTGCGGTGTCATCTCCGGCGCGGGGCCGGGGCCGGGCTGTGCGGACACGTTCGGGATCCCCCTGCGGCCTGTCCGGCGTGGGGGATGGGTCGCCGGGTTGCGAAACAGGATGACCGTCCCGGGTGGCCGGTCGTCGGGCCCGGGGTGGGCAGGCTCTGCGGACATAGGGGCGTCTCCGCTCCTCCGGCAGAAAGTGGGAAGGGGCCTCGTATGACCCGGGGGCGGTTGGGGCCGGTCCTGGGTCTCCCCCCGCGCCCTCCGGCTGCCAGTCCGTGGGTGCGGGAAAGCCACTGTGACACTCCTGAGTGTCAGTGGGTAAGGCAAGGCCATGTATTCACGCCCTACTGACGCGCATTCGATATGCATATGGCCAAAGCGTCACTGGTTGTGGCCGAAGTACACGCTATCCGTAAGAACCCCGTGAGTATCAGGCCAGGAAGTTGCACGCGTTCCGGATGGTGTGCCGGGGCCCGGAATGAAGGCAGCCCCTCACCGGACGACCAGAGGGGCGCGGAGCTTGCCGACAACACGCCGCCCCGGGGCCGGAAGGGGCTCCTCGAGACCTCACGGGCATGCCCGCCAGATGACGGTGATTGTAGTCCGGGAACTCACCACGGGGGAGTCCCCTGTGCGGATTCGGGCGGTGGCGCGTGGGCCGGGAGGGCCCGTGATGGGCTGCGATCCACGCACGCGCCGGTCCCGGCCGTACGGCCGCCGTTCCCCAGGGGGAGGCGGCGACTCTCAGCCAACCCACAGACAGGTGGGGTGCGGAAGGGGATGCGGTGATAGATCACTCGGGTGGGTGACGCAGAAACCCCGGCAACCCGCCCGTTACCGGCAGAAGTTGACCATGCGGTGCCACAGGTCTAAACCCGCAGTTCACAAGGGGTGTTCAGCCGCTTTGGGGCGGAGCCGTGAGCAGTTCGGTGCCCGCCTTCCCCTCTCCACGGAGATCGCCTGGTAATTTGCTCGCTATGACCAACCCGAGCGCCGACGATGCGCGCGAAAAACTGCTCGTCAATCTGACCCCGGAGCTACGCAGAGACCTCCGCATCCGGGCTGCCGAGCACGGACTGAACATGCAGGACGCCGCATCCAACGCAGTTGCCCTGTGGCTCGAGACCGACACCGGCGACACGGTCTTCGAGGCAATCGACACCAGGGGTTCGAAGTCGTGGGGGGTGTTCCTCGCCCCCGGGCTGCCCGGACGGTTCACGCAGGACTGCGAACTCCGCGGGATCACCAAGGTGCAGGGCATGGCGCAGGCCATCGTCCACTGGCTGCAGTTGCACCCCTCGCCCTCCCAGCGGCTGGTGTCGCAGCCGGTGAAGCGGATCCTGGTGGGCAATCAGAAGGGCGGCGTCGGCAAGACGTTCGTCGCGGCCGGGCTCGCCCAGGCGATGGCGGAAGCCGGCCAGCGTGTCCTCCTCGTCGACTACGACCCGCAGGGCCACCTCACCAGCCGCCTCCAGATCCCAGGCCTGCCCAAGGGCGCCAACAGTCTCCTCGAGCACATGCTGGGTGAGGCGGACAAGCACCTGGCCCGCTCCCTGGTTGCGCTCCCCCAGGAACGGTTCGGGGGCCGCCTGCACATCCTGCCCGCGTCCAAGGACGCCTTCCTCATGGACGCCAAGCTTGCCCTGCTCCAGGTCGGCCGGGACACCTGCCTGGCGCGTGCGATCGCCCCGCTCGAGGAGGGCTACGACGTCATCGTCCTGGACGGGCCGCCGAACCTGGGTCTGGCCATAGACCTCGCCATCAACTACGTGCAGCGCCGTCCCGGCGAGCTGATCGACCACTCCGGGATCCTCATCCCTGTCTGGTCCGACCGGTCCTCGTTCGACGCGTACGAGATGCTGAACGAGCAGATCGGTACGCACTCCCGGCTGACCGGAGCGGTGGTCGACCAGCTCGGGTTCGTCGTCAACGCCTACGACGCGCGCAAGGGTGTCGGTACCCGCAGCTTCTACGACGGCTGGAACGGTCTCACTACTCCGGGCGTGCTGGCCACGCTGAAGGACGCGGTGGAGGGGCGGGAGTCGTCCGACTACCAGATCCCTCTCCTTGAGCACGCTCCTGACTCTGGTCAGGCGCAGGTGATGCGGTCCCTGGCGAAGGAGCTGGCGGCGTGAGCAGGAAGGAACCACCCGTCATCCCGGTGGTCGGCCAGGGCGGGGACACATCCCGCGAGGACGAACTGCGGAAGTGGGAAGAGGCGGAGCGCGCCCGGCGAGAGCAGCAGGCCGCTGCATCGGCACCCCCCGTTCAGCCGGTGGCAGCGCCGCTCCCGGTGCAGGCTGAACGGGCGGCCGACGATGCGCCCGTGGCGCCTGCGCGCGCGGCGGCCGGCTACCTGCCGATGCCGGAATTCACCGAGCCGGACAGTGCAGATCCGTCCGAGCGGCTGGAGTTCTACTCCCGCGGCATTCTCGCCGTTCAGTACGCGGCCCGCGCCAACCACGAACGTGCCGACCAGCAGAGGCTGATCGGCCTGGGTCTGCGGCTGCGGGCGATGAAGGAAGAGGAACTCCACAAGGTCGCAGGGCACGACACGTTCGGGGATCTCGCCGAAGCCCGGTTCGGCATCAAAAAGCACCAGGCGAACAACATCATCCGGGTGACTCCGGTCGCTCAGGTCCTCGAGGACATCACCACCCAGGAGCTGAAGGAACGTCCCCTGCGGGTCCTGGTCCCGATACTCGACACCCACGGCGTGGACCCGGTCCGTGAGACGTGGCTGGAAGCGGCCCGGCACGGCAACGTCACGGACACGGCGCTGATGCAGGCGGCGAACTTCCTCGGTTACGCCCCTCCAAAGGAGGTGTCCGGGCCGTCCGAGGCAAAGCCGACACGAAAGACGGCAGTGTCGGTCAGTGAGTCACTGCGGGCGGTCGCGCGGATCCGTGAGCTGGCGGAGCGGGATCCAGCCCGGGCGCGACGGGAGGCTGAGCAGCTGGAGAGCGCTGTGCGTGAGCTGATCGAGGAGCTGGCAGGCGGCCTGGGGTAACTCCCACCTGCCCTCGCGGCCCGATGCCTCAAGGTGGTGACCAATGGTCACCACCTTGTCGTCTATCTGACCCGAAGGTGGTGACCATTGGTCACCACCCGTCCTCGGCATCCTCTTCGTCCTCCGTGACGTCCAGCCTCTCGGGCAAGTCGGGCTCCAGGAACAGCCGGTCTCGCTCCCACAGTGGCCGGGGCCGGACCGGCAGCGCGGGGGTCTGGGTGCGCGGGCGGGCCGACGGCGTTGTGGTCGTCATCGGCTGCTCCGGATCAGGTTGTTGAGCATCTGCCGTTCCACTTCGGTGAGGTAGGCGTCGCGGGCGGCGGCGCCTTCGAGGTGGGTGTGGGCGAACTGCCAGTCGAGGGCGGTGCTCCAGCAGGCTTGCTCCATGACGTGGAAGTCGCCGTGGAGGAGGCACATGGTGGGTTGGGTGGCCGTGGCGACGTCGGGCATGGGTGCAGGCTCCGTTCGTGCGGGGTGATCGCGTCCACGGTGCCGCAAATCCCGGATGATGTTGCCCCCGCTCGGTGGCGAGTGTCAGCCGCCGCGGTTGAGGAGCGTGCGCGGTCCCTGCGTGGGCATAGCAGGGGCGGGTCGGTTGTGGTCGGGTCCGTTGAGGCGCCTTCGGATCCACTCGACATCGGACTCTGCGACGTGTGCTCCAGCTGATCGGGCGACGATGATCGTGGTGGGTTGTCCGTCGCCGTCTCGCTCGCTGCTGACGTATACGGACCACGGCTGGGAGCCGCTGTCGGGCAGGGTATGACCGTCGGGGCAGTGAGGGCAGTTCATGTCCTGGGTGGGCAGCTCGGGGTCGTCCCACACGATGCGTGTGTGGCCGCCGTGTCCGTGGACGTGGACGGCGTGAGCCAGGTCGTCCCAGAAGACAGTGCTGGGGCGGTCTCCGAGCCAGCGGACGGAGACGGTTCCGTCGGACCACGCGATGCCGTCGGCGACGCGGCCGGTGCCGGATACGCCGGTTACGTCGTGATCGCGTTGGAGGTGGAAGCGGCGAGGCTGCTGGGGCATGCAGGGTCTCCTTGGTCGTGGGGTGGTTTACCGCGGTAAACCGTCTCGCAGATCCTGGGTGGCCGTTGCCCCACTCACACATCGAAGGCGCGGCGCGGGGCCCGGGCGGCGCGGTTCTGGCGGGCGACCGCGCGGGCGGCGGCTTCGGATGCGGCCATGCTGCCCGGCGCCGGGCCCGCTTTCCGTTCGGCGTCGTCCTGGGCCCAGATGGCGTCGCGGTGCTCGGTCTCGGGCGGCCGTCCGGCGCGGAGGGCGGCCTCCTGGCGGCGCATGGCGTGCTCCACGTACGGGTCTACGGCCTTTCGTTCGGGCTGGTGCTCGAGGACGACGGCCAGTGCGTCTTGGTAGCCGGGGCATCCGTCCGCGCGGGTTCGTACGGGCGTCTCAGGCTGCGGCTGCTGGGCTATGGGCTCTGCGGGCCCGGCCGGGGCGATGTTGCCGACGGGAAGGACACGGATCGTACGGACGACGGGGCGGCCCAGCTTGTCGTTGATCTGCTTGGCGAGCTGGCCGCCCAGGAGGCGGAGTTGCCCGGCGTAGGAGTGGGATCCGGGCCGCAGGTCGAGGCGCCCGGTGCGTTCGTCGTAGGAGACGGGCTGCACGCGGCCGGCGTACTGCGGGCAGAGGGTGGGCCACTGGTTGATGATGTCGCCGCCGGCGAGTCCGGCTTCGAGGGGGAGGTCTCCGGTGAGTCCGGCGATGGCGGCGCCGAAGGTGATGGGGTCCCGGCCGGAGCCAGCGCGCAGGGTTTTCTTCCGTCGGGTCTTGGCCGGGGTGTTGGTGGGGGCGGTGCGGGCGGTGGCCTTGTAGGCGGCGAGGGCTTGCCGGGCGAGGTCGCGGCCGGACAGCTGCGGGGTGTCAGCCACGTCCGTCCTCCTCACCCGGAAAACCGGGGACGTTGCCAACCCACGATGTGTAGACGCCGTTAGCCATGACGTGGCGGTGGAACCCGAAGTGCCCGTGGCGGCGGTTGCACAGGTCGCCGTTTTCGGGGTGTGGGTCGTCGCAGACCTGTGCGTCATCGAGGGCGGACAGGACACGAATGCCTGCGTCGGCGTAGAGGTGGTGGGCGGCGGCGCGGATCTCCTGTACGGCTCGCGCATGGGTGACGGCAGGCGGTTCTTGGGCGGCGCGCTGCTCTTCCTCGAAGGTGCACAGGTTGTGCCCGGCTGGCTTCTGGCACTGGTGGCCGTATCCGTCTGCTTCGGATCGGGGGCACTGCTCCGGCGGCCTGTTGGGGTTCGTCAGGCAGGTGTCTGGATCGATGCCGTCGCAGTTCGTGCAGGAGTGAGGTTCGGTCGGGTTGGTCATCAGCGGATCTCCTGTCAGAAGGCGGGGTCGTAGGTGGTGTTGCGGGCGGCGATCCGCTCGAGGGTGAGGGTCTGGTCGACGAGGCGGTGGGTGTACAGGCGGCGGGTCTGCTGCTCGCCAATGAGGTCGATAGCGGCGAGGACCAGGCCCGGGTCCTGCATGGCGTCGCGGCGCATGGCGGCGACTTCGTCACGGCTCAGGTCCTCAAACGCGATCGGGGTGCAGTCGACGAGTACGGCGTCGCCGTGGAGACGGTTGGTGATCGCGGCGAAGGCTTCGCCCATGGCCCGCCGGGCTGCAAGGCTCTTGGGGCCGCCGTCGAAGCTGCTGTAGCCCGCAGTGTCGGCGTGCCGGGCCTTCTCCTGGATGCGGGACTCCTGCCACGCCAGCACGGCCGTCTTCCGGCGTTCGGGGGTGGTGTACAGCAAGTGGAGGCTGCCGAGGCGGTTGGCGAGAAGCCCGGACGGCCGGTGGACCTGGTCGGCGCCGATGGGGCGCTCGTTCTCCGCGATGGCCTGCACCTCGAGGGCTGTCCACCCGGCGTCAGCGACATGCCGGATGATCCACGCGATGCGGGGGACGGAGGCGCCCTTCAACCACGGCACCAGCGTGATCAGTTCGCGGGCCAGCTGGTGTCGGCGGCCGACACGGTTGAGGGTTCGCGGCCCGCGCTTGGTCTTCTTCCCCGGGCTGGCTTCTGCTGCCCCGCTTGCGAGCTTGCTCTCAGAGGGAAAGCAGGTGAGAGCGGTAGAGGAAACAGTTGAGGTACCCACCTGCATTGGGGTGCAACGCCCCCGCTGCGAGGCCCGGGTGCGGGACGGGCGGCGGCGGGTCTTCCGGGCGGCCTTCTTCGCCAGCTTCCCGATCAACTTCCGTCCGCGTTCGGCGATCCCGACCGGGCGGCGCGTTGCACCCTCCCCGACGGTGCGGATCCCGAGCTCCTCGTCGAACCGGCTGGGGATGGTCCGCTCGTACACGGACGCCCGGCCGCCGACACCGGAGAGGCGGGTGCCCTTGGACCGGTACACGAGGAGCCCGGCCTCGCGGAGCATGTCCAGGTGGTACTGCACCGTCCGCTCGGACAGCCGCAACTTGCGGGCGAGGTAGGCGATTCCGGGTCGGCACTCCTTGAGGGCGGCGATCTCCTGCGCGACCGCGATGGTGGTGGTGCCCCACTTCGGGCCGTGGGCGCGGGAGGGGGTGTAGAGGCCGGAGGTGGTGATCCAGTGGACGGCGGTCATCCAGGAGTGGGCGCAGGTCGCGATCCGGCCCGTGGTGGCGTGCAGCCACTGCCGTGCGGCGGCGATCCGGAGGGTGCTGGGAGTCGATACATCGACATCGGTGGAGGGTGATTTGCCTACCGAATGCCGCGAATCGGATGCGTCAAGCTGACAAGAGGGTGTCGCGTACTGCACTATGTACCTGCCGTCCTGCGGACATGAAAAAGCCCGCTCGGTGGTGAAGGTGGTTCTGGCGAACCTGTAGGTCGCTCGCTTGGGTTGGCGCCCAGCGGGCCTTAGCTCAGCTGGCAGGCTGAGCCGTTGCATGAGGGCCGCAGAGGCCCGGACGGTGTTGGCGCACCGAACGGGGAAGCGGCCAGGCGGTCGAGGAATCTCCCGCCGAAACTGGCTAAGTCACCTGATCTCCCTCACTGGGTGGGGTCTGGCCTGCCGTCCAGCCGTAGCCGTCAGCGAGGATCTGGATCAGGGGCAGCATGAAGGCCGTTTCGCGGTTGGCTCGGCTCCAATCGTCCAGCACACACGGGTCGGGCATGTCGCCACGGTCCTGCGCGGTCTGAAGGGAAGCGGCACTCCTGTCGCGGATCGCCACTGTCTCGGCGTAGAGAGCCAGGGTCTTCCGGTCGGCAGCGCAGCGGCGCAGGACGTCGGCCGGATTGTTCAGGACGATGTGCTCCGCAGACTCCGGCTCGTGAGTGATGCCGATGTGCGGCGAGATCGTGCGCCGCTTGCTGGGTACGGCGTAGCCGGAGTCGTCGACGATGCCCCAACCGTTCTCCGGATCAGCCTGCAATGCGGCGGCAGCCTGGGCGACCCGCTCGCGCCGGGTGACGGCACCGTCCAGCCAGGCGAGGATGCCCTCGCCCTGGGCGGTCATGCGACGGTGGGGGTAGTGGCGACAGGGACCGGGCACTGCGGCGGTGTGATCTTCACGCCGGAAGGCTGGGTCTCGCTGCCTGATCTCCCGGATAGCCGGGTACGCTTCGCCATGTCGGCACCTTCATATGTTGGGAAACTGTGTGGTGTCGTCAGCCCTCGCGTCCTGGCTTCGCAAACCGGGACTGCCACCAAGGTGGCAGCGGGGGCTTCCAACGTTCTGGAGCGATCTCCGCCCAGCCTCGCAACTGACTGGACTTCAAACGCACGGCTCAGCCTACCCGTTGACGTGCCCATCTGTCTCAGCCGCCTTCCCCTGTGTCGTCTGGTCCGTTCATCACACCCGAATCACCCACACGCGCCACCTCACCATCCGCAGGATGCGGCGCCACCAACCGCCGCGACCGCGACACCGCCCGCCCCATCGCCGCAAACCCCGCCGCCTCGAACAGGCCCTGCACACGCGCCATCTGATCCCGGAACAGACGCGGCGCCGCCGACACCCGCCCCGCATGCAGCCCAACAGCGAGCGCCCGCTGCCAGATCGCCTCCACCACCACCGGGTCGACATCCGGGAACAGATCGGCAGGCAGCCGGTCCGGACGGCCCACCGTCGCCAACTCCGAGTTCACCAACAGGCCCGTCAGGAACACGGCCGCCGACGACGCCCGCCCCACCAGCGCCGCATCCGCGCGCGCCGTCTCCCACGCCTCCGACGCGCCGTCAACAACCGCCGGGGACTGCGGAGTCATCGTCATGCCGCCACCCCCAGCTCGGGCCCGGCCGGGAACAGATCGCGTACGGACGCCGACGACAGCACGTCGTCGAAGGTGAGCTGCACCGGACGCACGGGTGCGGCCGCCATCCGGGCCGCCGCACTCTCCCCGCCCCCGCCCCCGCCCTCGTCGACGTCCACGTCCACGTCCGCGAGGAGGCCGCGCGCCGCCGCGGCCGCCAACACCTGCGCCCGGGACGCCGACTTCGGCAACCCCAACTGCGTCACCAGGCGGGCCCGCTGCCAATTCGCCGTCCGCAAATCCAGCCCCGCCGCCCGCGCAACATCCTCCGCCGACTCAAACCGCGCCAACGCCCGCACAATCGCCAGCTTCTGCTCCGTCCTCAACTGCTCATCCGGCGCCGGCTCCACCACCACCGGAACCACCTGCCGCTCCTCCACCAAAGCCTTCGTCCGCTCCAACGCCGTACGAGCCCCAAGGATCGAGTGCCGCTCCGCCAACTTCCCGTCCGACGTCACCGACGCCCCGTACACCGCGCACGCCGCCAACACCGGACACCGACCGCACACCGCCTTCGCCGCACGAACCCGCGCCGACCGCTCCTCCTGATCCTCACCACCATCCACATCCGGGGCCTGCCACGCATCCACCAGCAGCCTGCTGTCACCGGCCGCACGACGCGGGTCATCCGGATCCGGGCCACAGCCCCGGTACTTGTAGTAGGGGTGATCAGTCAGTTCCTGCTGGGCGGTCTTCGGGTCCAGACGCTTCTGGGTCACTGAGGTCCCCCTTCCGTACGGTGTGCGGCAAGTTCGGTGTCGAGAATGCGTTCGGCCTCCGCAAGGACCGCCCGGTCCCGGAGGAGGCCCTCAACGCGCTGGTGCAGGGCGTCGATATCGCGCAGGCGCATGCCCGCGGTGAGACGCCGCGCGGCGCGCTCCGCATCCAGAGCGCGCCGCAGACGATGTAGTCGATACGCCGCAACCCCCACCACCGCCAGGACGACGGGGATGGTGAGCGCGGCAAGGGCAAGAACGGTGTGGGCTGGCACGACACTCACCTCCCAACGGGGGTGTGCCAGACGGCGTACGGGTTGTCAGGGGTGGTACGAGGCGTTGATCTGGGCTCGGTGCACGAGATCCCGGGCGGCATCCTCGGCATCCGCCTCCGCGTCCAACACGGCCTGCCCACCCACGTCCAGGACCGCGGTGTCGACGGCCTCCCGCTCCGCCACCGACAGGCGCCGCGCGGCCCGCGCACGGACGACGCCCTCCGGGACGCTCGGGCGGCGCTGCTCCCACCACAACGCCAGCGCAGTACCAGCGACGGACAGGAGCAGAACGGCCGGCACCAGCCAGCGGACAGGGTGGGCGAACAGCCAGTGGACCAGTTCAGGCATGACGGAGCTCCGATCGGCGACAGCCGGGATGTGGATGGTGGTGAAGGCGCCCCGGGACGGGGACTTGCAGGCCAGTCCAGCGTCGGCCTTGGACGAACTCAGGCGGCCCAGGTCAGGGCATCCTGCAGAAACGGCACCCCTGAAGCGGCGGACACCACATGCGCAGCCAGAAGCGGCGGCATCGCGTCGCCGATCTGCCGCGCCCTCTGGTTCTTGTTCCCCTGGAACGGATGGTCCGCAGGGAAGGTCTGGAGAACGGCACCCTCCTCCGGCTCCAGGTTCAGATGACCACCAGCCTGCTTGCCCCCCACATGCCCGACTGTGCCGGACACCGTGTGCGCGGGACGGTGATGCGCCCAGTGCCGCGGATCAGCCATCGCCGCCCGCATCGCCTTCCGCGACCCGTTCCCGAACGGCTCTGCGCCACCGGTGGCCGTACCGCCACCGGTGACCGTAGGCGCCGGACGCTGCGTGTACCCCCAGCCCAGCGCCTGCGCCATCGTCACCCGCGGCAGCACGCTGCCACCGAACAAGTCATCGCCCCACACCTTGCCGTGGGTCTTCTCCGGCATTCGGATCTGGCGCACCGACGACCCGATCAGCACCGCCCGCGGACGCTCCTGACCGCCGCCGTAGTCCGCCAGATCCAGCACACCAACGGCCACCGACCAGCCCAGGCGACGCAATTCGAGGGCGTACACCTGCCACAGCGGCTCAGCCGCCGGAACCTGCTCGAACGCCACCCACTCGAACCGCACCGCCGGATCACCGGCATTCAGCAGCGCGTACAGGAACCTGGCTGGCTCCAGCATCAGCGACGTCACAAACGCATCGTCATGCGCCGCCTGGACCAGCTTCTCCTCAGTCCAGCGCTTCGTCACAGCACGCTTCGCGTTCTTCCTCCGCTGCTCCGCCAAAGCCCCGGGAAAGACGGCCGCCCGGATCTCCTCACGGCAGTCATCGCCGCGGAACATCCGCCGGATGCCGTCCGCCAAGAGGCCGATGTACTTCCTCCCGATCCCGCTGCCGGCGGCAGACAGCTTCGTGCACGGCGGCGAGGCGATCAGCCCCCACACCTTCCCGACGACCGGGCCCAGTACGAAGCAGGAGACGTCCACGCGGACCGTCGCGTGCTTGGCAGCAGCCCGGGTCAGCGTCGCCGCCTCGTCCCACTCCAGACCAACATCGCGCAGGCCCAGGAACCGGCGTATGCCCTCCGACCATCCACCCGGGCCCGCGAACAGGTCCAGCACGATGCCCTTCTGCGGGCCGGCCCACGTGAGTGCGTAGCTCACCGCGCACCTGCCTGCTTCTCCAGGCGCCCGGCGATGGCCACCAGCTCCATCTCCAGGTCGTCCTGATCTGCCTGGTCGGGGTAGTAGCGGTCCAGCTCCCACATGTTCAGGGCCGCCCGAATGGCTTCGGCGGCCAGGCGGTGGGCGTGGGCCCGTATCGCCTTCTCTCGGTCGGTGGCGGCCATCAGGCAGCCTGCCCTTCCGCGACGCCACCCTGTGCGGCCTTCTCCTTCAACGCCTTGATGCGGATCTCCAGCACGTCCTGGATGTTCAGATGGTCGCCCTCGAAGGGAACGACGGTGTTGATGCCCTTCTGCTTCGCCTCAGCGAGCGCCATCTCCGTAGCACCCAGGTGGTTCCAGCCGTTGCGCACGCGCTCCTGGAAGGCGTCCTCGTCGGGCTGCGCACCCTGGTCCGGAGCGGGAGGCTGCCTGTCCTCCTGGCGGTCCTGCTCCAGCGAGGCGCCGCCAGACTCGATGATCTCCAGATCGGACGTGGTCCACAGGTCCAGCGCCATCCCGAACCGCATACCCGCGTTGCGGATCGCGTCGCCGATCAGCTCTTTGACGGCGTCTCCGCCGGTCTTGTCGCCCGCATGCCCGTACCCGAGCCGATCCATCCCGCACACCGTCAGCCGGATCCACAGACCGCGGTAACCATCGACCTGCGGAAGACCCCGCTCGTCCATGGTGACTGGCTCCCAACCCCAGAACGGATCCACGTTCAGCAGCCGGTTCGTCGCCTCCGCATGCCCGACGTAGGCCAGATCGATGTGACCGCCGTTCGGCATCCGCTGCTTGCACTTCCCGCACTTCGTCATCGGGTGCCGCGGGCAGCCGTCACCGCGGGAGCCCTTGCACGCTCCGCACCACACGCGCGGCAGGTGCCGGATCTCCGCCGGAGCGAACGGCTCCCGCAGCTTGTGCAGCGCCTCGATCTGCTCCTGGCGCGTGTATCCGAAAGTATTCGCGGGCCGGGCGGCCTGGTTTTGGGTGTGCTGAGTGGGGCCCTCCGCCGTGTTGCTGGCGGGGGCCTCGATGGCGGATGCCATGAGGTCTCCTGTGAGGTTGTTACGTCGTACGGGTGGGGGGCCGGGTGCGGTCTGGTTGTCGGCGTCCAGACCACACCCGGCGCCCGGGCGGCTACTCCGCCAGGTCGTCGACGACCGGCACGGTCACACCACGCTGGTCGTCATCCGTGATGCCGTACTCCGAGTACAGCCACGCCATCGCGACCCGGCCCGGCGTCACCTCCCAGTCCAGCTCCGCGGACAGGGCCGGGCACAGCTTCTCCACCTTGTCGCGGAGGGCCTTGGACGGGCCGATGTTCAGGTTGGACTTCTCCACCGACGTCCCCCGCACGGACCGCACCGGCTTCGCCGGCACGAACTCCCCGGCGAGGAACGCCTCGAAGCCCTGGTTCACGACCGCCGCGAGCACGGTCGCAGCGGCCTTCGGCTTCCCGCCCGTACGCTCCGCCTCCTCGGCGGCCTCCGCACGCGCCTTCGCCTCCAGGACGGTCTTGATGGCCTTGTTCATGAACAGGGCCATGTTCGGCTCGGTGTTCGCACGGGAGGCCGGCTTCTTCAGCAGCTCCCAGCCGCGGGGGGCGAGGACAGCGTCGACGGCCTCGGCGAGGTCCTTGTCACCGCCGTCACGCAGGCGGTCGGCGGCCACGGTCAGGCGGGCACGGATCACGTCGGGGGTCAGTCGGCGGCTGCGCGGCATGCGCGGTCCTTTCGGCGGGCTCCCGCCGGGGTTGGACCGGTTCGGCGGGTGCGTGGGGGCGTTAACCAACCCAGTGTCCTCCCTATCTCATTGCGCCCGCCATGGGGGTGGCGTGCGGTGTGTTGCCACAACAGTACGCACAAACCCCTTGTCTGCGCAATGGAGTATGGGTAATGTGGTGGCAACACCACAGCGAGGGGAACCCCAGATGCGGATCACCAAGAACCAGACGCAGACCCGCACGCTGGCCGACCTCTACCGCGCCACCGACCACCGCCGGGCCGTCACCATCACCTACCTCAAGCCCGGCGAGACCGAACCCACCGTGCGGACCATCGAAATCGACAGCCTGCGCACCGCCAGCCTCAAGGTCACCAAGAAGGGCATCAGCGGCGGCGGCATCGTCATCACCGCCATGTGCCGACTCCGCGGCGAACGCCGCGAATTCCTGCTGTCCGGCGTCCTCGCCTACACCGTCCACCGCACCGCCTACGTGCTCACCATGCCGGAGAACACCACCTACGAGACCCCCGAGCCCGCCCCCGCCGACGACGCACAGGCCCTCATCCGCTACGAGTTGGCCCGCGACAAGGACGACGCCGACTACCGTCCCCGCGTACGCCTCACCCAGACCAACACCGGCCTCGCCGCGTAAGGAAGCCGATGCAGACCTCCCACACACCTCCCGCGACCCTGGCCGACGCCCTGGACGAGCTTGCTGACCAGATGGAACAGCACCCGACCAGAATCAGCTTCGTAACCCTGTCCGGCCTTATCAGCCGAGTCCTGGACGGGCCCGGCGCATCCGCATGGAGGCCAACCAGTTGCCCTGCCCTGTCCAAGCAGATCGTCGCCGCGATCGCCCCGAACGGGTACCTCAGTACCATCCCGACCGTGGAACAGGTCCGCGTGGCCGCTGTCGAGCACCGCGCCGTCTGACCCGGGGAACGTCGAAGGCCACCACTCCGAAACGGAGTTGGTGGCCTCACATACTGAACGCGCACGCGCAGCGTAGCCGACCGAGACGCCACTGATCAAGGCCAGTTCAACATCCCAGCTCAGGAGGTAGTACGTGAAGGTGAAGCGGATCGACCTTGATGACGAGGCGATGCCCGAGAGCATTACGGTGGAGCTGTCCCATGACGAGTCCGTGTTCCTGGCCGCACTGCTGGGTCGGATGAAGGGCAATCAGGAGGAGAAGATCCTCGCGGGCGGCAGTGTGCTCGTCGGCGCCCTCTACGAGGGCCTGGCCGGCGGGGTCTTCAACCGCTTCTACGAGAACGGTGTCGAGGATGCCGTTCAGGAGGCCCGCGCCCGTCAGGGGAGCGCACGGCCGGAGCGGGACATCTGCTGGTGCGGCCGGGAGAAGCAGCCGGGCGAGGACCACGCGATGTGCTACCCGGGGATGGACTGACCCGGCGGAGGGATGCAGGGGGAAGGCGGCTCAGACAAACCGCCGGTTCCGTCATAGCGTGATCGCACGACCTGAGGGAGGGGCCCGAGAGGGCCGTCCCCCGCATCGTCATGATCTTTGCGTAAAACTTCGGGACGCCTCAGCCCAGGAGCTGTTTGTGGTGCACGACGCCGGAACCCCGCGTCTCGCCCCCGCGCCCCTCTCCTAGTGGGTGGGGGCTCCGAAGTTTTACGTAAATCCTTGATCTTGTGTGGAGTGGCGGCATACTGAGGGCCCATGGACCCCCACGCGCTCCTGGACGACTGGCTCACCGACGGCACCCTGCGCCCCTCCAGCCAGGTCGAGTACCGGCGTGAGATCAGCCGGTGGCTGTCCTGGTGCACCCGGCAGCATCCCCCCGTCGACCCCTACGACTGCGGAATTGAGCACGTCGCCGCCTGGTGCGGCACCTTCCTCACCGAGCAGCTCGAGGGCCGCCTCTTCAACGACCCCGCCGCGCTCGCGCACGTCGCCGAACACCACCCCGACGCCGCCCTCACCCACGACCGCCGGGTCACCGCCGTCAACCAGTTCAACAAGGCATGCCGCGACCGCGGGCAGATCCGCCTCATCCCCGACCTGACGATGCTGCGCTCCGGCCTGGACCGGGCCGCCGGCAACCCGCGCCGCCTCACCCCGGAGGAACGCTCCGCGCTGCTGGTGTGCATCGGCCAGTGGGGGCCGCCCGCCCGCCACTACCTGCGCGACCGGGTCGTCGCCTTCCTCCTCCTCGAAGGCCTGCGACCGGCGGAAGTCACCCGCGTCGACATCCGCCACCTGTACCCGCTGGACAACGGCGGCTACGAAGTCCGGGCGCCCGACTACGCATTCGAGTCGGTAGGCCCGAAGCACGTCCTGAACAGGGTCACTGCCAGCGCGGTCAACGCCTACCTTCCCCACCGGGTCCGCCCTGCGGAGGGGGTCCACGCGCTGGTCCTGGGCCAGGGCGGGCGGCCCATCACCGCGGAGTACCCGAACAAGCTGATCGGGTCCATCTGTTCCGCCGACCCCATGCTCGGCCACGTCACGGCCGACGCCGTCGCTCACACCGGGTTCTGGGACACCCCGCCGGTCGGGATGAGCTGAGTAAGTCGGGTTCCTCTGTCAGCGCTGCCTGGCAGGATCAGCCCATGCTCATCACGCCCCGTCCAGGGATCAACAGGGACGACCTCCTCCAGGTTCTTCAGACCGTGCACTCGGAAGCGATGAACGCTCAGGGCGGCGGCTCTGGGACTGCGTACGACCGTCTGCTGAACTACCTGGAGTGGGCGCAGCTGTCCACGAGGCGGTTGCGGAACATGGTCAGCCAGGAGGATCTGACCACCCTGGTGCTGACCAGGCGTCATGACACACTCCTGGACGGCGTCGGGCATCTGGCCGGCTCCTCGCAGCAGCGGCTGGTGAACCTGCTCGTCAGCCAGGAACTGGAGGACCGGGTCGGTGCCCTGTCCGCGGCGGTCACTTTCCTGAGGGAGCAGTCGACGCGGTGGGACGGGAGGGAGTGGCTGGTCGTAGCGGACTCCAGCTTCTACGTTCAGAACCCCGCCATGCTGGCCGACGCCGACCTGCACCAGATCCTCAGCCTGCCGCCGGCCGAGCACATCCGTCTGGTGTTCCCCATCGTGGTCGTCGACGAGCTTGACGGGATGAAGGAGGCGGGTAAGCAGCGGTCCCGCTGGCGTGCGGGCCACACGCTGGGTCTTCTGGACGGCACTCTCAACGGGAAGACGTCTGGGGTCCTGCGGTACGCGGACATGGACGGCGAGCCTGCCCTGTGGCGGGGCCAGCTCAGCATGGAGATCGTCCTGGACCAGCCCGGCCACATCCGCCTCCCCCTTGCCGACGACGAGGTCATTGACCGGGCCGTCGCGATCCAGGCCCTTTCCGGGAGTCGGGTGCGGCTGCTGACGTGCGACACCAGCCAGCACACCCGCGGCTGCGCGGTCGGCCTGACCGTCACGAAGGTCGCGACGAAGGACCCAGGACCGGAGCCGGACTGGGACGCCCAGGACAAGCCGGGTACCGGGGTGCGGGCGCAGCGCCGGGCCAGGCAAGCCGCCAACGGTGAGGCAGCGCCTGCTACATGAGACCGATGAGGGCGTTGTCCTGCTCGCTCCACTGGTCGACGATCCGCATGTAGCCGTCCAGGACCTTGGAGCCGTCCGCGTGCCCGGTGACCGCGGCGATGGCCTTGCGGTCCTTCCCTGCACGGCGTGCCTCGGTGGCCATGCCGGAGCGCACGGAGTGCCCTGTGAAGAGTTCCTCGAACCCTGCGCGCAGCCCGGCGGCGGTGATGAGGTCGCCGGCGCGCTGCGGGGTGAGACCCTGGGGCTGTACGGAGCCGGTGTGGTGGATACGGCGGAAGGCGTGCCGGTCCGGGTCGGCGATCTGCGCGGCGTCTCGCCAGGCCTGCCACGCCTTCACGGGGCAGGTGGCCGCATGCTGCCCGTACGGCACAGCCACCGTGCGGGGTTCGGTCTTGGAGACGCGGACGTCGACCAGGAGGCCGTTGTCGTCGTCGCGGATGTTCCGCAGCCGGAGCCCGGCCAACTCGGCGCGGCGTGCGGCGATGGAGAACCCGAGCAGGATCATCGCGCGGTCGCGGAGGCCGAAGATGTCGGTGTCGCACTTGGAGACGATGAGCCTCAGGTCGACCAGGCGCATGGCGGGGGCTTTGCCGCGGCCGCGCGCGGGCTCCTCTGCCGCGTCGGCCTTCTTGCGGTAGTCCTTCAGCAGTTCCCGGGCGGCGCGGGTGGCGTCGGGGTCGACGAGGACGTTGTACGGCGGCCGCCGGAGGGTGACGACGAGCCCGGCGAGTTTGCGGTCGATGGTGGTGTAGGCGCGCTTCTCCCGGTTCCACAGGTAGTCGACGAACGCGCGCAGCGTGCCGCGGGTGGCAGCCGTTGGGGGGATCTGGAGTTGGGTGCAGAAGGCTTCCCAGGTCTTCCAGTCTCCGGCGTAGGCGCGGGTGGTGTTGTCGGGGCGTTGGTCGGCGGCGTGTTCGTCGGAGGCGGAGTCGAGGGCGGCGAGGCGCGCGCGCAGCTCGTCGTCGAACTCTGCGGGCAGGAGCGGGCGTTCGGCGGGTCTGGCGGGCAGGTTGTCAGCGCTCACGGCCGCCACTCCTGGCGGTACTCGGGGTGGGCGTCGTAGGCGGAGGCCCACTCCTTGATGAGGAGGTCGCGTACGGACTGGCCGCCCTCAGTCCATCCGCTGCGGTGCCCCTGCTTCATCACCCACTCCTCCTTGGTGTACTCGGTCAGGAGGCTCATCTTGAAGGCGATCTCCCGCAGGGCGCGCTCGGGGGCGTGCGCGGCGATGTAGTCGGCGTCGGCGCGCCCCTGGCCGCTGTCCTCGGTCTCTACCCCGGAGCCCGGTCGACTGAAGCTGACCGTCCATCCGTATTCGCCGATGCCGTTCTGCTTCCACGGGCCCGGCGTTGCCGCCTGCGCGAGTTGCTCTTCTTCTTCGAGTCGGACATGCAGAAACTGCACCAGGTCGTCGGCGGTCTGAGTCATGGTCAAATTCTACCGGTGATCACAAGCCATATGTGAGCTTATCCAAAACCAGAGCAGGTGATCCCCCGTCATGCGATAGAAGTGGATAGACGGTTGACTAACGAGACGGACTACAGGACGCTCTACTCGTAAGTTACACATCTATTCACGTCTGTTGCTACGGAGAGCCGTATGCGAATCACCGTCACCATCGACCAACCCACCGGAGACTTCCAGGCCAAGCTGCTCGCCCTCCTGGCCGAACACACGGCCGACGTCGAGATGGACACCGCGTGGACCGTGGAGCGAGCCGAGGACTACTACCGATCCCTCCCTGCCCGTGCGCGCCGCATCGTCAGGGAGGCCGTGATCCGCGACGGCTACGTTCCTGCTGAGGAACTGCGCAACGACGAGAACTCCAGCCTTCGCGGCCACAGTGCAGCGTTGAGCCGGGCACTCCAGCGCGGGTTCATGCGCGGCCTGTGGCCGGAGAACATGCCCGCCCCCATCGAGGCGCAGGGGCCGGGGTTCGGCAAGGTGGTTGGGTACCGGATGCCTGACGACCTCGTTCAGACGTTCTTCACCGCCATCGACCGTACGGAGAAAACCGGTCCTGTCGACCCGCAGGGAATCAACGACGCCTCCGACTCTGCACACCACCTGGCCGACTTGCTGAGCACCCCGCGTCCAAAGAGGCGGGCTCCCAAGAAGTAAGGACACCGACCATGCTGGCAACACGCGAACGCGCCCAAGGAGCAACCGTCTGGGAGGAGTCGATCGTCTGGCACAAGCCCGTCGGCCGAGTCTCGGAGGAGTTCCAGGGCATCGCCTGCTCCACCACTGACGGCATCGTTTTCCCGCCGCCGAAGCAGGATGTGCCGTTGAGTCTGGACAAGCCGGGCGAACGGTGGTGCCCGGACTGCCTGGCCATCATCCGCAGCACCCGGGCGGCCACCAAGAAGTAGCGCTACGCCGCCGCACTTACAACGGCACTCCGCCGCCTACTTGCCGCGCGCCGTCTCCAGGGCGGAGAGGCACACCACACAGAGCGGGCAGCCGCCGGGCCCGTAGCGGTGGGTGGGGTACCCGCAGCCCGTGCACGGGCCGACCTGGGCGGGCGAGCACACCGGCGCGGGCGGGACGGGCATCGGTGAAGTGCTGGTCATGCGGCCATCGTACGTACGCCCGGGCCCGCTGCCGGTCAGCGGTCGCCGATCGTCAGGTAGATCGACCGCTGGTCGACACGTCCGCCCTCCGTGGTGATGTGGCAGATCATCCTGTAGACGCTTCCGAGGTCCCCGTCCTCAACCACCTGGGTGACGAAAGCGCCGTTCACGACGGGGTCCCCAACGGCCGTGAGGCCCTCGGGCAGCGCGACGGTCGCGGTGCCGATGGTGTCGTCGATATCGTCCAGCCACTTCGCCCAGTCCCAGGTGTAGTCCAGCCGTGCTGTGGGGTCCTTGATGTAGCTCTTGACGTAGTTGTTGGCCACGCGGACCACGACGAAGTCGGACACGCGGACTACCTCCGAACGATCAGGGTGCGGTGCTCGGCAGGCACGGCGTATCGCCGGTTCTCGGCGGCCACGGCGAGACGCCGGGGCTCGGCCGGGATCTTGTACGTGCGTTCCGGGCTGGGGATGGTGGTGGACGGTGTGGTGAGGGGGTGCGCTGTGTCGGCTTCGACTGCGGTCCCGAGTGCGGCGGTCTTGGAGCCGGTGAGCGGCAGGGCCGTCTCAACATCAGTGGCCGTCCCGAGCACCTCAGGGACGAACCCGGTGAGAGGTTGCGCGGCTTCGACGGAGGTCGCAACGTCGAGCGTGGCCGTCTTCGCCCCAACGGGGCCCTGGGCGGTGTCCTGTTCGCCGGCTGGCGCGAGACCGGTCGTCTTGGTTCCGGTGAGGGGCTGAGCGGTTTCGGTGGTACCGGCGACGTCGAGGGTGGCCGTCTTGCCCCCGGCGACGTCCTGCGCCGCGTCGTGCTCGACAGCCGGGGCGAGGGCTGCGGACTTGGCGCCGGTGAGGGGCTGCGCAGCCTCCGTTTCTCCGGCGGCGGCGAGCGTGGCCGCCTTGGAGCCTGTGAGCGGCTGGGCAGATTCGGAGGCGCTGGCGGTGCCGAGGGTGCTTGCCTTGGATCCGGTGAGGCCCTGCGCGGCGTCAGTTTCCGTGGCAGTGTTGAGCGTGTCCGCCTTCGCGCCGGTAAGCGGTTGGGCGGTCTCGGTGCTGCTGGCGGTGCCGAGGGTCGCTCCTGCGGTGACGTCTCCGGCGGAGAAGTTGTCGTACTTGACGGCGCCGGCCGAGTCGGAGCGAATCCCGACGCTGGTGCCTGCCGTGACGGCAGTGTTCGTGACGCTGATCCGTTCGATCCCGTTGATGAACCCCTTGATGAGGCTTCCGACGGCCTGGATCTTCGCCACGTCGCCTGGTGCTGCTGCTGCCGTGTAGGTGCCGATGACGACGAAGGATGCGCCGACGACGGAGAACAGGTCCCACGAGGTGCCGTTGTTGCGCAGCAGGTAGCCCTGGCTGATGTTGCTGTTGCCGCGGCACCACACACCTTGGGACGCCGACGTTGTTGCGGCGATCGTGACCTGCGCGAAGTGGTCGCTGCTGGCCATCGCACCGGTGGCACGCAGGATGATCGTGCCGCCCGCCGCGCCCGGGGAGAGTTGGTTCGAGACGATCGACCAGTCGCCGGACACCTCAACCCAGTTGGCCCCCAGGTCGGTGGAGTTGGCCCTGTTGAAGTCGTCGGTGAAGGTCGTCACGGCGGTTGGGCCTAGCTGGCCCGGAAGAAGTCGGCGATGGCCAGGGTGAAGGTGGTGCCGTCCGGCGACCACACCACATCGGCCTTGGTAACGGGGATCAGATCGGCGTCCGTGCCGGTGGTGGCGTCCGGGTCGTAGACGATCACCGCCGCTCCGACGGGGTTCCCGGTCGGCGACGTCCAGGACACGTCCGCGGCGTCGACTTCTACGCGGTCGAGGGTGTCGTTGACCGTGACCGTGATGCCCGACAGGGTCTTGCGGCCGACGCTGGTCTGCTCGTTGGTGGTGCCCGAGACAACGTCGGCGAAGGTGTCCTTGTCCTTCAGGACCGCGTCGCTCTCCAGCCCGCTGGACTCCAGCGGGATCAGGATGAGTGCGTCGCTCGCGGCGGGCAGTGCGGCCAGCGCGGAGGCCCGCCCGAGGGCTACGTTGAAGGTGATGGTGGCCATGGTGTGTCACTCCAGTTCTTGCGGACCGGTTCGGTCAGGTTGGGTTCCCTGTTCCGGGTGGGGGTGCTGTGCGATGACGACCATGCGAGTGCGTTGCATGACCAGGACGGCGATCAGCAGGAGGAGCAGGGTGCGGGCGAAGCGCAGCACGGTGGCGACGGGGCCGTCGGGCCAGGCCGTGACGATGACGGTGTAGGCGCCTAGCGCGCCTATGGCCAGGGTGAAGATCATGAGGTGGCGTCCCACCGGAGTCGATCTCCAGGGGGCTCTCCGGTGGTACACCGCAGCGAAGACCAGGCTGCATAGGGCGACCAGGCTTGATGCGGCTGTGTTGGCGACTTGTGCGCAGTCCATCAGTGGTGGCCTCCCTCCAGGGCGTTGCGGAACATCTCCGCGAAGTGGTTTTGCTGTCGCTCACGCGCGAGGCGTCTGGCGACCTCGGTGACGGCGGGCCCGCGCGACTCGGCTTCCCGGCGGGCATTCTGGGCGCGGAACAGGGCCTTCTCGGCGGCCTGTTGCCCTGGCGTGGCGTTCTCCGGGCGCGTGGGGGTGGGCTTAGGACGGCGGTGCAGCAACCGGCTTATCCATCGCATCCCCGGGCACCTCCCCTCGTAGCGAACGCAGCACGTGGTCGGCTGCTCGGGACAGTTCCAGCAGCTCGTCGACCTGGTTCTGCGACTGCCTGTGCGCCTTCTCGCTCTCCACGTAGGCGTTGCGCCACGTATCGCGCTCCGCCGCCAGTTCGGCGATGCGGTCGTTGCGATCGGCGCGGACGTCGTCGACGATGCGGCGGGGGACGAGTTTGCCGAAGAAGATGAGCAGCACGACCAGCGTGACGAGGGCTACGGCGCCGCCTTGCGCGACGTCGATGCCCAGGAGCTCGTTCACGGTGCCGCTCCTTGTGGGTGGGGGCTCGCTGGCGGCTGCTGCCAGACAGACGCCAGCGAGTCGGATTCTCATGTCAGGCAGCGAGCCGGAGCTGTTCCTTCGAGACGGGTGCGGTGACCCGGTCCCTGACCAGCCAGAACTGGCCGACGATGGTGAACAGCGCCATGAACGCGGTCTGCTTGTCGCCCGACCAGTGCAGGCCCATGTTCATCGCGAGCGCGAGCGCGGCCTGCCCGAGGCCGGTGAACGCGGCGAAGGTGCCCTCGTCCTTGACCATGTAGGCCACCGCGAAGCCGATGACCGCGGCCGCGGCCGCGTTGATGGCGGTCTGGGTGTCCTGGGAGACGTTGATGACGAACGCGGACACGAACTGCACGACGATCGCGAACGCGCCGAGGATGACGGACGGCTCTCTGCCGAAGATCTTGACGGGTGATGCGGCCACGACGGGCCTCCTTGGTGGTTGGTGGGGGTGGAGGGGGTGGTCAGATCTTGGGGACCTTGAGGGCGGCCCACGTCTTCGGGCCCGGGTAGCCGTCGGCGTCGCCCTTCAGGTCGTCGCGGGACAGCTGGAAGTCGCGGACGTTCGCGCGGTCGGCGTTGGTCCAGTTCGGGCCGGGCCCGCTGGTGTAGTGCCTGCCGAAGCCGAGGGCCACCAGGCGGCGGCCCATGGCGGTGATGAGCGGACTGTGGCGGCCGGCGTGGAAGAAGCCTTCGCCGGGGAACGGCGCGTAGACGACGTTCGGTGCGGGCTTGGCGGGCAGCTTCCCGAGGAGCTTGGTCAGAGAGGAGGCGCCCGGGACGCCGTCGGCGTCCTGCCCCGGCGCGGTGCCCTTGAGGCCCAGGGATTTCTGGAAGGCGCTGTAGTTCTTGGTGTCCGCGTCCGACCAGGTGGTGGAGGAACTGCTGGTGGTCTTCCCGAAGCCGTCCTTGGCGAGCGCGGCACGGACGGCCGTGATGTGGGCGCCGGAGGCGCCGTAGCCGTAGGCCAGGCCGTTGATGGTGACCTGGTATCGGGCCGGGGTGGAGGCGGTGACGCCGCCGGGGGTGGCGTACTTGGGGCGGCCGAAGCCGGCGATGTCGTGGACCACGCGGACCCGTCGGGCGCACACGTTCGCGGTGTTGCCCTCGATCGTGTACACGTACTGGCCGTCGGTGGAGACGCTGGTGACGATGCCGACGTGGTCGATGGCGCCGATCTCGCTGGAGCCGTCCCAGTCGAAGAAGATGATGTCGCCGCGGCGGATGCCGGACTTGAGGATGCCGTTCTTCATCGGCGTCCACTGCTTGGCGGCGTTGAAGCGGGCGGCGTGGGCGACGGTGTAGGCGTAGTCGGTGCCGAAGCAGACCGCTTCGTAGTTGTCGCTGGCGTACGCGCTGATGGTGGTGGTGGCGTCGCACCAGGCGAAGTTCCCGGAGTAGGCGTTGCCGTTGCGTTCGCGGTACCACACCTGGATGGCGTTGGGTTCACCGGTGCCGAGCCACGCCTCGTAGGCGGAGATCATGGCCTCGAGGCCGCCGGTGTTCCCGCCGAGGGTGCGCGGTCCGTCGTCCGTCGCCGGTTCGGGCGCTGCGGGCGGCGGTTCGGTGGGGGCACCGTAGACGCCGCGGGCGTCGGCGGGCCCGAACTCGGCTGCGAGGAGGGCTTCCTCGTTGTCGACGGTCGGACCGTTGCCGCTGCTGGTGAGGAGCGCTGCTTGGCGATCCTGGGTGATGTCGTCCTCGATGGGGCGGAGCTCGCCCATGTCGGTCTCCTAGGTCAGGGCGGGGGAAGACGGAGGTCAGCTGCGAGAGCTGTCGAGACGGGGCTGGATGAGGTCGATCTGCTTACGGAGGCGCTGGTAGATGGCCAGCGACATGCGGAACTCGCCCTCGTCGCCCCAAGATCGAGACCAGTGGTTGCGCAGGCGGATGATCGTGCGCTTGTAGTCGAGGCGACCGCTGGCGGTCTGCCGGACCGACTCGAGGGCGGTGATGCACAGTTCGTGGCCCCCGGCGATCGGCGACCTCTCCCAGTTCGGGATGTCGTCCAGGAGCGCGGAGGCGCCGACGGGCTCGAACCACGCCTGGTACCAGGGCAGTCCGGCGAGGACGCCGCCGTTGGCGAGGTCGCGGCACAGCTCGAGGCCGGTGGTGGCGGGCCCGTACTGGTCGGCGAGGCCGCGGCCGCGCAGAGCCTTGGCGATGCCGAGGCCGGATGAGCCGCAGTCGGTGGTGGGGAAGGACACGTCCAGCCACTGGTCGCGCTGGCTGCCGTCGGAGTACAGGCCGATCGCCCACTTCTCGGCGTTCACCGGGTCGGCGACGTCCAGGCCCGCGTCCTTGAGGGCGCGGGCGTCGTGGAGGATCGAGGCGAGCTCGGTGCCCGCGTTCCCGGTGCACGAGCCGAGGGCGTCAACGTCCTCCATGCCGGGGAACATCGCGGCGACGCTGATGCCCTGGGCGAGGAGGTCTTCCTGGTCCAGGACGGGCACCTTGGGCGCCCACTCGACCGGCTTGAGGACTTCACCCGAGTAGGGGCGGCGGTAGGCGAGGCTGCGGGGGTCGAGGACCATGTGGCGGCCGAGCCGCGGCCCTACGTCATACCGCTTGATCTTGAGGTCGGGCACGCGCCCGTACTCCTGGATCTCCCCGCGCCCAGGTGAATTGGTGGCGGGCCGCTATGGTGCGGCCGTCCCTCGGGGGGCGGTGCCAGGGGGGTGGAGGGTCACCCTTTGATCAGGCTACGGCCTGGTGTGGCCGGTGTTGCCCCAGCCTCGTTCTACTCGGTGGGCTGATCGGCGGGAGGCGGTGTGTACACGGTCTGGAAGGGCTCGCTGCGGGCTCCGGTCCAGGCCCTCGAGACGGTCACGGTGTAGTCGGGTCGGGCGGTACGGATCCGGTTCACGATGATGTCGATGATGGCGTTGAGGTCGTCGTCGGTGAGGTTGTCGACGGAGAAGCTGTCGAAGGCGAGCGGGATCGGGAAGGAGTCCATGGCGTCTTCGTCGGGTCCGCCGTTGACCTTCACGGTGAGTCTGTTGAAGGTGCCGTCGGTCGGTTTGGTCAGCACGGATGGTCTCCCTAGTCCTGGATGAAGGCGATGTGGAAGCGCAGGTTGCGCCCGGATCCGGCGGTGGTGGCGTCGCCGACGATGTCGCTGATGCTGGTGCGCAGGGTGCAGATGCCGTCGGTGCCGACGACCCAGCCGCCGGAGGTGGTGCCGTCGTCCCAGGCGGCGTTGATGGTGCCGCTGGTGGGCCGCCATCCGGCGGGAAGGGTCGCGACCGTCGTGTCGGTGATGTTGCCGCTGCTGGAGGTGATGGTGGTGCCCGAGCGGTGGAGGTACATGTCGATGACGACCTGTTTGCCGACCTTGTAGCCGGTGAAGCCGCCGGTGTTGATGGTGAAGCCGCTGCCCGCGGTGAGCCCGGTGGTGGTCTTGATGGGGGTTGAGGTGACGTCCCCGGCGGCGGTGACGTTGCCGTCCTTGTCGACGGTGAACTTGTCCGAGGTCGCGCCGACGTTGATGCGCAGCAGGTTCCCGGTCTGGCCGGAGTCGGCCTGGAGGTAGAAGGTGCTGCTACTGGAGGCCGGGGCGAATACCTCGAGACGGCTCGACAGGAACTGGGAGAGTCCGGAGTACAGCCGGAGGTAGTTGTCCGGGCTGGCGCCGCTGCTGTCGCCGAAGCCGATGACGGCGTGGCTGGCGTCTAGAAGGACGCGGCCGCCGAGGTAGGTGCTGGTGCTGGAGTCCCGGACGCGTTCTGCTACCCATATCTCGTTGGTGCCGTCGCTGCCGAAGAGGGTCCGCCATTTCCAGTCCGTGACTGCGCCGGAGGTGAAGAGACCGGAGTTCAGGCCCATGAAGGCGTTGGTGCCGACGACGTTGATGACGGCTGCATTGGTGCCGGCTGCGTTGGTCAGTTTGAAGTTCGGGTACGTGGCGTTCGGGTCCAGTTGGAGCACCGACCCGTTGGTGCCCTTGACGAGGAGTCCGCTGGCGGACAGTTCCCCGATGGCGGTGCCGGAGGCGTTGTAGACGAGGATCTTGTTGGCGGAGGACTCGTTGAGGGTGATGCGCTGGCCGGACGCGGCGGTCTGGATGAGGGCGCCGGTGACGGTGCCGCCGGTGATGGTCTTGCCGGTGATGGCGGTTGCGGACAGGGCGGTGGCGTCGACGGATCCGGCGGCGAGGCTGGCGGTGGTGACGGCGCCCGCGTTGATGGTGCCCGCGGTGACCGCGTTCGCGGCGATCTTCCCGGCGGTGACGGCGAGTGCGGCGATTTCTCGGGCGGTGATGGCGTTCGCGTCGACGGTGCCGGCCTGGACGGCGTTGGCGGCGATGTTCCCCGCCTGGACGCTGTTCGCGGCCAGGTTCCCGGCCTGGACGGCGGCGGCGGCGATGTTCCCGGCGACGACACTGGCCGCGTCCAACTTGCCCGCGATGACGGCTCCGGCGGCGATCTTCGCGGCGGTGACGGCGGCCGCGGTGAGTTCCGTGCTGCCGACCGCTCCGGCGGCGATCGCGGTCGCCGTGACGGCGTCCGCGGCGATGGCCGCCGCTGTCACGGCGGCGGCGGCGAGGGCGTCCACGTCGATGGCGCCGGTGGCGACCTTCGCTGCGGTGACCGCGTCGTCGGCGAGCTTCGCCGTGGTGACGATGCCGTCCAGGATGTCGTCGGCGACCACAGCGATCGGCCCGAGCGGTCCCACGGTGTCCGAGGGCGTGGATGCGGTGCCGGAGGTGTTGCGGGCCACCAGGCGGACGTATACGGGTGTGTCGCAGGGGACGACGACGGTGGCGCCCTGCGCGGTCTCGATGGTGCCCTGCAGGGTGGCGGCGATTGGGTCGTAGACGGGGGTGATGGAGGCGTGGACTTCGACGCGGGCCCAGTCCAGGGGGATGACGGCGCCGCCGGCGAAGAGGCCGTCCCAGGAGACGGTGACGCCGCCGAGGACGGAGGCGACGATCGGCGCGGACGTCTGGGGCGGGGGCGGTCCGTTGACGACGTTCACCGCGGTGGTGCCGTCCGCCTGGACGCCGATGATGCCGCGCAGGCTCCCCGTGCCGTCGTTGACCAGGATGGCCGTGTCCTCGATGGAGGCGTGGTTAAGGCGCGGGGAGCGCTGCAGGGTGGTGACCTGCTTCTGGAGGCGGACGAGTTCCTTGCCGATGTCCACGTCACACGCCCCCGTACTGGAAGGAGTCGGCGGGCTTGAGGCTGATGACGGTCTGGGGGCCGCCCTGCGCCTGCGGTTTGCGGGTGAAGCCGGTGATGCGGGACCAGCCGGTGTAGGAGGTCCACGGGTTGTGGACGCGGGTGTAGACGTCGTCGCCGATCTGGTAGGAGCCGAACGGTGCGGCCGGGGTGTCGCGGATGGTGACCTCGTCGACGGAGCCCTTCACCGTGGTCTGCCGCCAGGTGCGTTCCTCGTCCGCGCGGGCCTTCAGGATGTCGTTGCCGTTGACGTCGGGCAGGTCAAGGACGGACTCCAGGCGCAGCCGTCCGTTGCGGACGGCGGAGATCTGCCGCAGCCGGGACCGGCCCTCCCCCGCACCCGCGGCCTGGACGACCTGGGCGTAGTCGTCGCCGGCGAGGGCGTCCTCGGGGTCTTCGATGATGTTGACGCCGGAGGAGAACTCGATGTCGGTGCGGCGCGCGCCCAGGCGGGGCCAGCCCAGCCGGATCCGTTTCACCGTGCCAGTGCGCGCGGTGTTCCAGGCGGTGGCGCACGTGTAGTCAGGGACGGCGTCCCCGGAGACGAGGTCGTCGACCTGGTCCCCCAGGCACGGGTTCTCCCACCAGTTGGAGCGGTAGACGTCGTCCGGGGTGCCGATGGTGGAGGTGGAGGTCGTCGAATCGACGATGACGCCCAGGCCGCCGTCGGCGATGGACTGGGCGTAGGTCCAGATGTTGCGGATGACCTGGCAGCGGTCGGCGTACGTGTAGGGGCCGCGGCCGCCGTGCTCGCCGTCGAAGTCGTAGCGGTGCTGCAGGTACGACGACCAGGAGGCGGCTTCGATCGCGTAGTCGTTGCCCTGGGCGCGGACGTCCCAGACGATGCCGCCCCACTGCAGCTGGCCGGCGGACTCCACGTAGATGAGGGTGTTGCCGGGGTCGACGACGAGGGGGTCGGAGGCCAGGAGGCGGGGGGAGAGTTTCCCGCTGAGGGAGCCGGGGCCGGACAGCTCATCCCCGTACTCGAGGTCGGTGACGGGCAGGGCGAGGGCGAGCCACGCTCCGGTGAGAGCGTTCTGGGTGAGGACCCGGTCGGGGACGGTCGCGGTCACCGGGGGGCCTCGATGAATTCGACGTCGGCCAAAATGGTGGTGGCGCCGTCGTATCCGATCTTTCCGCCGTAGCCGGTCTGGCCGGTGAACTGCGGGGTGAGGACCTGATTGGTGCCGCGGTAGGCGGAGGGCAGCGTGAGAGTGTCGGCGGTCATCGCGGTGATGCGCCGGACGCCGGTCTGGTTGTCGTCCAGGTTGACGGACTGCCCGGTCAGGGAGGCACCGAAGAGGAACCGGAACTGGCCGAAGATCGGGTTGGTGGACAGGCGGATGCTGGACCCGTCGACGGAGATGATCGCCTTGGTGGCCCAGGAGGGTACGGGGATGGTCCAGGGTGCGCCGGCGCCGCCGAGAGTGCGGTAGACGCCGTCCCCGGAGAACTCGGTCAGGGAGGGCGGGGAGTACAGGTAGCGGGTGCGTTCGCGGCGCGGGTTGGCGACCTTCCGGAGGTCGGTGATCATTGCGTTGGTGATGGTGCTGGTGCTGGACGGGATGTCGATCCGGGCCAGCGGGATGCCGGTACGTCCGTCGGGAATGGCGGTGGCGCCGCTGGAAACTCCGGAGAGGACCTGGAAGTAGCAGACGTCCTGGGTGGCGGGGTTGAGGGAGCCCTCGTACTCGGGGTCTTCGACACGCACGATCAGCATGTCCGATCGCGGGGTCGCCGACGTGGAGGCGATGTCCACGTCGAAGGACCCGGTGTTGCAGATCGCGTAGTGGCCTTGATAGGCGTTCACGCGTCCTTGGATGACGCCGGATCCGTCACTGACGGTCACTCCGGCGCCGGGGGTGGAGCGCTGGGTCACTTTCAGGTCGTCGCCTTCGGTGACTCCTTCGGCGCCGCGCGCCAGGTCGCGGACCAGGAGGCGGAACTGCTGCGCGGAGTGAGTGGCCCCGTTGGTCAGGATGGGCCGGGGGAACAGGCTCATGGTCAGGTCCTCACAGGGCGATGTAGGCGTCGCGCCAGGTGAGGCGCATGCGGGCGGTGTTGGTGTTGTCGAAGGCGGTCCACCGCATCTCGGACTGGCCGGGCGGCAGGGAGAACAGGTCGATGCGGCTGCTCGGGGAGAGGGTGGTGGAGGCGTTGCCGCCGTTCTCCCGGGTGACGGTGCGGTATCCGGGCCGGGTGTCGATGTCCACCCACTGGCCGGCCGTCAGGTTCAGGGTGGGCAGGGCGAGGGTGCGCCCGGAGTCGGCGTGGATGATCGACACGTTGGAGCACGGGCCGGTGATGCGGATGACGGGCCAGGCGTCGGTGTCGCCCTGGTTGGTGACCCAGCCGGGCCGGTCGGCGGCGACGGTGCCGTCCTGCACGTAGATCGGGGCGGCGACGGGGGCGGCGAATCCTCCCCCGGTGAGCCATCCCAGAGGGATCTCGGTGACGGACTCGGTGTCGGCGTAGAACGTCGGATCGTGCGCGAGGAGTTCGATGTCGAGGGGGACGTAGCCGTGCAGGACGTCCTTGAACTCCGGGTCCAGCTTGCGCATGCGGGCCGTGAGGCGTTTCACCGGGCGCCCGGGGCGTTTGATGCGCACCGTCATGCCGGCGCCGCCGACGAGGCGGACGGCGGCCGGGTCGGACGCGGCCTGAAGCGTGGCGATCATGTCGTGGCAGGCGTCCGCATCCCCGGGGATCTTGATGGCGGCGTCGATCTGGATCTGCCGTCCGGCCCAGTAGTCGGGGCCCGCCCACTGCCCGTCCATGGACGGCTGGTCCACGTCGTTGTCGCGTACGGGCGGCCGTCCCAGGCCTGTGGTCTCGATGATGTTGACGGCGGTGCCCTTGCCGATGAGGACACCACCGAGGTCGTACTGCCAGTCGACGAGGTCAAGATCCGGCACGGGCGTTCACCCCTCCCCTGCGCGCGCGGCGGACGGAGCGCCCGACCTGCGATCCGATGTCGGACGCGGTGGCGCCGGTGCGGACCGCGGTGACGCTGACGTGGGTGTCGCCGCCCTCCCGGATGACGACTACCGCGCGGGAGGCGGCCACGTCGGTCAGGCCCAGGCCGAAGCGGTGTGCGATGTCCCCGAGGACAGGCAGGGCGCTGCGCCGCTTGCTCGGGCTGAGGGGGATGAAGCCTTCGCCGCCGGTCTCCGGCTCCGCGAACGTGACGGCGCCGCCCCGGGTGGCGTAGATCCCGGAGCGGATGCCGCCGTCGGCGTACGACAGGTGGTTGTTGGCGCGCCCGAGGTCGGCGAGGAACTTGGTGGCGCGGGTGCCGAGCGCCTTGGAGATCTGCGCCTTCGCCTTGTTCCCGACGGTGATGATCTCGTCCTCGCCCAGGAGCGTTTTCGCGGCCACGTCGTGGATGCCGGTCTTCGATGTGCCGATCGCTGCGATGATCTGCACGAGCTCGGAGACCTGGTCGGCGGTCAGCGCGTTGTTCGCGGTCTTCGCCGCGGCGTTCGCCTTCGACGCCTTGCCCTTGTCCTTCACCGCGGCGGCGGCCAGTTCCTGCGCTGCCTGGTCGTTCTGCGCGGCCAGCTGGGAGGCGAGGTCGCCAAATCCCTCAGCGGCCAGCTTGGCCAGGTTGTCGGAGAACGCCTTGGTCAGGGTGTTGGACTGCCCGAGCTGGCGGGTGTAGTCCGTCAGGGAAGCCTTCGCGGTCTTCTGCAGGTTGCGGAGGGCGGCCGCCATGTCGTTGATGTACTTGGTGCTGCCGGTGGCCATCTTGTGGGCGAGCTTCATGCCGTCCTCGCCCATGCCCGCGAGGGCGTCGGCGACGTCTCCGCCGGCCCGGTCCGCGACCTTCTCGAGGTCCTTGTTCCAGGCCGTGGTCGCCTTGGCCGCCGACTTCAGCTTCGCTTCGACAGCCCCGATGTCGAAGTAGTCGACGTCCTTCGTCGTGACCTTTCCCTTGACCTTGACCTTCACCTTCTTGGTCTTGTGGCCTGCCTGTCCGGCGTCGGAGGCGGAGTAGAGGGAGCCGGTGGCGGGGTCGTAGCGCCAGTCGGTGACGTTGCCGTCGGCGTTCCACTGGATGGCGGACGGGTCGCCACCCAGGCGCCGCACGATCTCTTCGGTGATCTTCCGGGAGCGGGGTCGCTTGGAGCGGGCGAAGGGGACGTAGCCCTCGCCGTGAGTCTCGGGTTCCGCCCACATGCGCCAGTCGCCACCGCGGGCGATCTGTGCGACGTGGTTCTCGCTGCCACCGGCGAACTTGGTGACGCGGGGCGCGCGGACGCCGCCGTCGGCGAAGTAGTCCCACACGCCGCCGTCCGCGTTGCCGACGACCTCGTGAACGGACTTCTTCGTGGTCGTGACGATCGAGTTGACGTAGTTGGTGACCGTCTTGCCGTGGAGGCTGTTGATGGCGCTCTGGATGGAGCTGACCGCGCTCTTCGGGCCGCCGGTGGGGACGCTGATGGTGACGTTCTTCGACCCCGGCACCTGATGAATCTTGAAGCCGAGGGCTTCGAGCTGGGTCTGAGCCGCCGCGGTCGGCGCCTTCATGGTGATGGTCTTGCCGTGCGTCGTCTCGATCTTGGCCTGGACGGCTTCGAGTTCACCGATGGCGACTGCGGTCTTCGCGTCGACCTGGACGCCCTTGGCGGGCGGGACCTTGGACATCTCGCCGATGAGGAGGTCGAGGTCGTCGCGGGCTTGCTTCGTCGGCGCCGTGATCTTGTATTCGCGCGTGCCGGGGATCAGCTCGATCTTGTAGCCCAGGTCCTCCAGGTCCGCCTTCGCCTGGGTGCTGATCGAATCGACCGTCACCGTCTTCGAGTTCGGGACCTGCTGGAACGCGGCCTGTACGGCGACCAGTTCGGACAGGGTGGAGTCGACGCCCTCGGTCTGGAGGAGGATCGAAACCTGTCCGGGGATCAGGCCCAGGGAGTCAGCGACGCCTTCGGCCTGCGTCTTGCTCAGCCCGTACTGGGTGCCCAGCTTGACCGCGGAGTCCCGGGCGGACTGCATCTCCCGGCGCGCGGCGGCCAGCGAGGAAGGCAGGTCCTTGCCCTGGGACTGGGCGAAGTCGTAGGCGGCCACCGCGGCGTTGGACGCGCCGTCGGCGATCGTGTTGAACGTGTTGAACAGGCCCTGCCCGTTCTTCGTGGTGGTGTCCAGGGACCCGTTGGCCTTGATGAGGGCCTTGCCCCAGCCGTCGGCGTGGTCGATGCCTTCCTGCATCGCCTCGTTGGCGTTGGTGATGGCCTCGTTCACGCGGGCCTGCGCGGCCTGGAGTGACACGGACCCGCCGGACAGCAGGTCGAGGGCGTCCCGCAGGGCCCGGGTGCGCTGGTCGGCGTCCGCGGTCTTGTCGCCGAGCGCCGTGACGGCGTCCTTGAGCCTGCTGTAGGCGCTGACCCCGTCGCCGGTGCCCTTGGTCGCCGCGTCCAGGTCCTTGGCGTTCTTCGCCGCGGTCGAGGCGTCCCCCGACATGCCCTTCAGTGCCTTCCCGGCGGCGGCGTACGCGTTGGCCTGCGCCATGACGGACTTGTCCACGTTGTGGGGTCCGTCCTTGAGGGCCTCCGCGCCCTTCGCCCGCGCCAGGTTGAGCATTTTGTCGGCGAGCTTGTCGACGCTGGTGCCCTGGCCCAGGTAGGCGTCCGTCAGGTCGGACAGGCTGTAGCCCATCTTCCCCATGAACGTGGACAGCGTCTGGTTGCTGCCGGCCAGCTTCGTGTTCTGGATGGTCTGGGCGGCCTGCTGGCGGACGTTCTCGTCGATGACCCCGTTGGACTGGCGCATCGCGGAGGTGAGGCCGTCGATGGTGGCCTTGTGCTCGGCAGCGCGCGCGGCCGCCTTCTGCTGGGAGTCCGCGAGGAGCCCGAGGCCCACGGTGAGCCCGGTCAGGGCGAGCCCCCACGGGCCGCCCATCGCACCCATCAGGCCACCCATCGCGCCGCGCAGCCCGGTCCCGGCGGCGGCCGTGATGCCGCGCAGCGTGCCGCGGAAGCCTTCGCCCTGTGTGGCGGCGGTACGGAACGCGTTGCCCATCTGCCCGATGACCGGGACCCGCGTCTGGAGGACGGCCATCGCGGCGCCGTAGCGGGTGAGGGAGACCCCGGCGGAGGCGGCCAGGCCGCGCTGGACGGCCATCTGCTGGTTGAGGGCCTGGAAGGCGCCGCCGACGCGGGTGCGGACGGTGGTGGCCAGGCCGGTCATGCCGGGCTGGATGCGGCGCACCAGCAGCGCGGCGAGGACGAACTGCTGGATGGGGCCGGGCAGGGCGGCGAACCCGGAGACAAGGGTGCCGACGACGTGCCCGATCGGGACGAGTACACCGGAGAGGGCGCCTGCGGCGGTGGCGGCCAGGTCGAGGGCGGTGACGACGAGGTCCATGGTGGAGGCGACGGTCCCTGACTCGCCGGACAGGCCGTCCAGGGCGGACACGATGGGCTGGATCGCGTCGGCGGCGTTCTTGAGGACCTCGATGACCAGTTGCCCGGCGGTGATCAGGAGGTGGAGGCCGTCGGCGGCTGCGGTGCCGGCCAGGTCCTTCAGCGGGGCCATCATGTCGCCGGCCGCGTCGCCGATCCCGGAGAACTCCTTCTTCAGGGCGTTCCCGATGTCGGGGCCCAGGAGGGCAGATGCGGAGTTGAGGTAGTCGAAGAACTCCTTGATGTGCGGGGTGGCCTTGGACAGGCCGTCGGTGGCGGCGCGGGTGAGGCGCTCGAGGCCGGGCGCCGTCCCCTGGTAGATCGTCAGGCCGGTCTGCTTGGCCTGCGTCTTGAGCTGCAGCATCGCACCGGCCAGGCCCTTGCCCTTGGCGGCGGCGATCTCCGATGCGGCCCCGGTCTGGGAGACGGACTGCATCAGCGAGTCGAACGAGGCGGTGCCCTGGTGGGCCATGGCGATGGCACCGGACATCGCGGGCTTGCCGAACGCCTTCTTCACGGCGGCCGCGAAGTCCTGCTGGTTCATCGTGTGCTGGGCCTTGGACAGGCCGTCGATGATGTTGCGGAGGCCCTTGAAGTTGCCCTGCGCGTCCCACGCCTTGATGCCCAGGGAGTCCAGGCCCTCGGTCATCTGCTTGGTGGGGGCCGCCAGGTTGGCAAACATGCCGCGCAGCGTGGTACCCGCGGTCTGGCCGAGGATGCCCGCCTTGCCGAGCATGCCGACGCCGGCCGCGGTCTCCTGCAGGGAGATCCCGAGCCCGTGCGCCACCGGGCCGGCGTACTTCATCGCGTAGTAGATGTCAGTGATGTCGCCGCTGGCGGCGTTGGCGGTGGCGGCCAGGGTGTCGGCGGCGACGGACGCCTGGTCGGCGCCGAGGCCGAACTGGTCCATCATGTCGCCCAAGTACTTCGCGCTGTCGGCGGCGTTGACCTGCGCGGCGGACGCGAGCGTGAGGCTGGCCCGGGTGGCGGAGATCGCCTGGTCGGTCCGGAATCCCGCCTTGGCGAGTTCCACCATGGCGTCGGCAGCGTCCGCGGCGGTCGCCCCGGGGAGTTTCAGGTCGCCGCCGAGCTGGTTGGCGGTCGCTCCGGCCCGCTTCATCTGCATCTGCGTGGCGCCGGTGGTCGCACCGAACGCGTTCATCGCCTGCTGGTACTCGTTGCCCTGCTTGATCAGTTCCCCGGCACCCATGACCAGGGCGCCGCCGGACAGCAGAGCGGCCACCGACACGAGGTGGCTGCGCAGCCGGCCGGTCTCCTCGCTGTAGCGGCGCACCCCGGTAACGCCCGCGCCGCCCACCCGGGTCAGGCGGGCGTCGGCGCGCCGGGCGGCGTCGGCCAGGCGCAGCAGGTCGCGGACGGCGGTGTCGATCTGCCCGGACATGCGGGCCAGCTGCCGGGCACTGGTGCGGGAGTTGTCGCCCAGGGAGTTAACGTGCCGGTTCGCGGTCTGTGCTGCATCTCCGTAGCGAGTGAGGCGGCGGGCCGCGGTCTGGGCGCCGTCACCCAGGGAGTTGAGGCGGCGCGCGGTGGTGCGGGCTTCGCTGCCGAGGGTGCGTACGTGCCGGGACGCGGTGAGCGACGCCTGACCGAGCTCCTTCACCTCGGTCTTCGCCGTTCGGGCGGCGTTGGCGAGGGTGCGGGCGTTCTTCGCGGACGACTTCAGGGACTGGGCGAGGTCGTTGCCGTGCCCGCGCAGGTCTACCGACAGGTTCCAGTTGGCCACTCCCCTGCCCTCCCTTCCGTGTTGTCGCTGCGGCGCCCGCTACCGGGCTGTCAGTTCCTCCAGGACCTCCTGTGCCGCGCGGATCGACGCGGGCAGCAGCAGGACCTTCACCCCGGCCCCGGCCTTGCCCTCAGGGACTTCGTCCTGCTTGTTCGCGATCTCCTCGCAGCCGAAGCAGCGGTGGGTGACGGCGATGTAGGCGTCCTCGTACTCGCCGTCCTCGGTGACCCACTCCGACTCCCGGGTGCCGCACTGGGGGCACACGGTCCGCAGGAACTCCTCGTAGGCGCGGGCCTTGGCCCGGTCGCGGGGCGTCCAGGTGCCGTCTCCGGCGCCGAGGAACTGGCTGTGCGGGATGCCGTACTCCCGGCACAAGGCCATGTCGCTGCGGAAGCGGTCATCGGAGGTCAGCCTTTTCCCACGTCCATGCGCACCCCGGACTGCACGTTCCAGGCGGTGGAGAACATGGCGGCGGCTTCGCCTTCGGCCCATTCGTCGAGGTAGTAGGAGGCGTCGTCGGCGGTGATGCCGTCCAGGGAGCAGGCGGCGATCAGCGCGGGCCCGATGGAGTCGACGTTGACGGATAGGCCGTCTTCAGCCTGTTCCTCGGTCGGCGGGTGGTTCTTCTTCAGGTCCTCGAAGTCGGGCCGGCGCATCGCCTGGAACCGCAGCGTGACCGCGATGGCGTCGAACGCTTCCTGCGCCGCGTCCAGAGTCTTCTGTGCGGCCGTCAGGTCCTTCTTCAGGCTGGCGTCGTCGGGACTGGCGTCCAGGGAGGCGGTGACACTGCGGACGATGAACTTGGCCTCCTCCAGGGCCTTGCGGACGGTCGGGTCGTCGCAGATGACCAGGGAGGCGGTGGGCCGCTGCCGGTTGCGGAGCTTCTCGCGGGTGGCGGTCCAGTGCGGGTCGGCGGCGACCGCGCTGGCGGGCGGCTCCGGCAGGGTGCTCGGGGTGGTGGGCATGCTCGGTGGTGTCCTTTGTCAGGGGGGCGGGACCTGGCCGGGCGACGAGGGCCCTTCCCAAGGCGCGGGCGCCCGGCCAGGAACTGAGGGGACGTCGGCTGGGTCAGCCGCCGGGGGTGGTCGTGGTGACCGCGACGGCCGGGCTGGTGCCGCCGGTGAAGGAGGCCGTCGCCGTCATCTGCGGGACGTCCGCTCCGTCGTAGGAGCCGCCGCTGAACGTGACGGTGACGGGGGTGCCGGGCAGCGGGCCGCCCGCGACGACGATGTCGCCGGAGGAGATGTTCGACAGCGCTTCCAGCGCGGACTGCACGGCCGCAGCATTCGCGTTGTACGGGATCGCGCTGGTGGTCTGGCCGGAGAACGTCAGGGTGAACGTGCCGCCGGTCGGGGTGCCGGTGATGGTGACGGTCTGGACCTCGTCGGTGCCCGCGAGCGGCACCGCGGCGCCCTGCAGGGGGCGGCTGGTGATGGAGCAGGTCGCCATGAACTGGGCGGCCTGGTTGTCCACCGTGTACTGCGGGGACTGGGAGGCGACCCGGATCGGGAACACGTCCATGGACTTGTTGCCGGGGACGTCGCCCTTGCGGAGGATCACGATGTGGGCGTTGGTGCCCTTCGCGAACAGCTCCTCGAGGTCGGCGTCCTCTTCGTCCTCGTAGAACGTGAACGTGGACGTGTCGGCCTTGTCCGAGCCCGGGATGGTGGAGTCGTACGTGTCCGCCATGTCCGGGGTGTCGATCTCCTGGTTGGCGACCGTCCATCCGTCCATCGCGGCGATGTAGGCGGAGAACTCCGTGCCGGCGGAGAGTTCGGCGCGGGTGGGGATCATCGAGTCGGCGGCGATCGTCGGCACCAGGTAGAACCTGGAAGTGCCGCGCCGCATGTACTTCTTCGGCCTGGCGAGCAGCATGGGGGCCCCTTGGTCCCGGGGCCAGTGCGATCCTTTCGGGACCCGGCCCCTTACACGTGGTGTATGGGTGGCGGCCACCTGTGGTGGTGGCGTCCGCGTGGGGTCCCGCCGCGGTGCGGTCTAACGTCCTGAGCTAGTCAGGGTGAGGTCACGCAGAAAGTGAACCTCGGTGCACTGCTCATGATTGCATCGGTTGCGTCGGGTGTTTCCCCTGCTTCCCCGGCCGACCGGCGTGCGGTGACGCGGCAGCCGGGCACGGTCAAGTCGTACAGCCACCTGCGGGTGTTGGGGTCGCGTCCGAGGATCGCTTGGCGGGCTTTGTCGTCCATCCACTGGATCTGGGACTGCGTGCCGTAGCTGTCCGGCTCGGTCGGGTCGGGACCGGACACGGAGGTCACCTGGTAGGTGATGTCGGCGTCCTCGTTGAGGTCGGAGAAGGCGGCCCCGTCTGTGCTGCGGGTGATGAAGTACAGGATGTAGTAGTGCGACAGGTCGTCTGCGTCGTCGGGGCGGCGTCCCTCCCCCACGGGTTTCCCGGTGGCGGATTCCAGGAGGGAGACCAGGGCTTTGGTCACGGCGAGTGTGTCGATCACAGCAGGACCTCCGCCACGGCCATCTTCATCTGCCCCAGCAGAAGGGTTCCGATGAAGTCGATGGCGGGTTCTACGTGCGGAAATGGCGGTTGGTTGTAGTTCCGGCCCAGGCTGTCGGTACCGGTGAACCCGAATTCCAGGCGCCGCCCGTACGGCAGTTCAGTGCCGATGGTGCACGACGCGCCATACGGCATCGCGCGGAGCGGAGCGGGCTGCCAGGAATTGCGGTAGGCGCCGCTGATGACATTCGGGCCCGGGCGTCCGGACGCGTTCCCTCGGATCCGTGCGGCGCCGAGCGTGGCCGTGTGCTTCACGCCCCTCTGGATTGCCGGGCCAACCTTCATGGCGGCGTGCTCGAGCCGGTCGGCAAGTTCGTCGGGTGTCACCCCGTCACCCCCTGGTCCTGGTCCTGGTCAAGTGGGGTGATGCGGACGACTTCCACTGTGGCCGCGCGGCCGGGATCTTGGCACGTCCAGGAGCGGCCGATGAGAGCGGTGTTAGCCGGGTCGTGGACTTGGACCACGGTGACGATGGCGTCCTTCGGCGACACAGGGGCGGTGAGGGGGGTGAACAGGCGGTAGCGGGACTTTGTCTCCTGCGTCCACGGCTGCAGCGCGCCCGGGGTGGCGGAGATCTCCGACTGCGCGGTGCCGCCCTGGACGGCGCCCGGGCCTTCATAGAGCACCTCACGCTGCGGGCGCTCGAGGACACCGGTCTGCTCGTTGAGGACGGGCTTGCCGACGGCGGGGAGTTCGACGCGCACGGTGTCGACGAGGAGGTTGGTGCCGATCCACTTGGTGACGCTGGCGAGAGCGCGGTCCAGGCCCGGCATCAGGAACCACCCTGTCCCTGCACCCAGTCGACCAACTGCCGCAGGATGGCCTCCGTGACGCCGGTCTTGCCGTCGTCCAGGTCGTCCCGGTCCATAGCGACCCGCTGGAGCGCCGCCGGGTCGATGCCCTGCAGGAACTGCACCATCATCTCCGTGGCGTCGCTCTGGTCGACGGCTACGGCGACCGTGGCGAGGCCTTCGAACAGCACGGATTCGGGCTGGCGGGTGTGCAGGATCAGCGACGGCAGGGCCTGATGGATGTCGTGCTGCAGGACATATCCGGTGAGCTGACCGCGCGGCAGCGGGGTGCCGTCGATGGTGACGGTGGCGTCGCCGGGCTGCGCGTCGATCCGTACGCCGTGGGCGGCCGGCTCTGGTGGGGTCGTCATTCGTCGCCCTTCCTTCCGATCTCCGACTGGTTGGCGACCAGTTGGGCGGACGCAAGGAGGCCGTGCTGATCGATCCAGGACAGTCCCTCGCTGGTGCTCAGGGTGAGGGAGACCTCGCCGTTCTTATCGACGACCTTGGCGATGATGAGGGCTGAGACGACGAAGTCGCCGTCTTCGAGTTCGAGGGTGTTGCCGAGGCCATCGAGGATGGGCCCTACCGGCTGGTCGCTCATGCGGAGTCTCCGGAGACGAGGTCGTTTCGGCCGTTGAGGTCGGGGCGGGGTGTCCAGGAGCGGATGCATCCGTGGTGCGCGACCGGGTAGGCGGCTGCATCGTCGGCTGACCGGATGGTGCCACTGGCGTGATCGGTGTCCTGATGGGATACGAACCCGCACTCCGGTCCGTCAGTGCATTCGAACCAGCTGGCGTCCAGCTCGAGGCGGCCGGTGTTGATGGCTCCGTGGTTGGCCGTCACCGCTCCCTGGTAGGTGAGCGCCGACGCGGCCCACGACTTGATCGGGTGGCGGGCCTGGTCGGCGTAGATGATGGTGCCCAGTGGATGCTCGGCAGCCAGGCGGGCGGAGTCCATCCCGGAGTGGTTGCGGCCCAGGGTGACCTCGCGGGCGGCTTCCTGGGCGGCGCGGGCGAAGGCTTGGGCGCGCCGCACGGTCTCCTGGATGCGACTGATGAGGTCGGTGTAGAAGGTGGCGGTCAGCGCGGTGAGCGCGGCTTGGTGGTCGGCGGTCCACTGGAACAGGGTGATGTCGGCGGACGCCTGCCGCAGGGCGCGCAGGGCTCCGTCGCGGTAGGCGACGGGCAGGTCCTGGCCGGCCCAGCGCACGGCGACCGCGCGGGCGAGGCGGTCGAACTCGCCTACCTGGGTGTTGAAGTCGGCGACGATGCCGCGGATGCGGGTGGTGGAGCCGAGGCCGGGGCGGAGCCGTTCCAGGGCGCGCAGCAGGGCGTCCTGGGCGGTGGTAAGGCGATGCCACTGCAGTACGAGTTCGGCGGTCGTGGCGGTGATGAGGGCGAGAAGTTCCAACCGGTCGCCGGTGGCCTGCCGGGTCGGGGTCGTCATCGGCGGCGGCGTTCGACGAGCTGGAGGTAGCCGATGGCGTAACGGCCGCTACCCGGCGGGTCGTCGGGTGCGGTCGGGTCGCCGTCTTCCAGCAGGGCGATCTGCCGCTCGTAGGCGGCAAGGTTCGCGGTGTAGTTGACCAGGACGACGCTGGACACGGAGATCGCAGTGGGGTTGGCCCGTAGTTCGGCAAGGCGCTCCCGCAGGACTTCGAGGGCGACGGCGCGCGCGGTGCCGAGGCGCAGGTACCGGACCGTCAGGTCGGTCTGGTCGGTGTCTGTGCCGAGTTGGGCGAGCAGCCACGGCATGACGGCAGCGTCCATCTGGTCCTCCTCAGGGGCGGATGAGGGGATAGCGGATGCGGGCCCGCCGGTTGGCGCCCCCACCACAGGGGCGGGCCCGCATCCGACTACTCGCCGCTGACACCCTCCGCAGCGGCGGTCCGGCTCCGGGCCGGCTTGGGGGCCGCTGGCTTGCGCGCGGCCGGTTTCTTGGCCGCAGGGGCGGCCTTGTCGGTCTCCGGATCGGCTTCGGGCTTGCTGCTGTCGTCCGCGGAGTCACCGTCGGTGTTGTCGCCGTCGGGTGCTTCCACGGGCTCGGGCAGCTTCCCGTCCTCCCAGCAGTCCGGGTTGGTCACCAGGGCTGCGAGACGCGGCTCCGGTTCCTCGCCGGGCTGCAGGAGGACCGTGCGGTGCCGGTCAGGGTCCCGTACGAACACGGCCGTGATCAGCTTGGGCATGGCGCGTCACCCCAGGACGGTGGCGGAGATGTGAATGTCCGGGACGTAGAGGACCGGCATGCCGATCGCGGCGCCTCGGGTGTAGATCTGCACCGGGTCGTCCTCGACCTTGGTGACGACGACGATGCCGGGGGCCTCTTCGCGGGTGAGGGCCGGGTTGGTGCCGGAGGTGAACTTCGCGGCCTCGCGGGTGACGCCGTACTGCGTCTGCGCCCACTCCGACGCCGGGACGTCGGGGATGAGGATCCACTTGTTGTCCGGGATGACCCGCTGGTAGACGTCGTCGTTCCACACCTGGACGTCGTAGATGACGATCGGCGGGAGGCCGAAGCGGGCGCGCACGGCGTCGACCTCGAGCGGCGACAGCGTGGTGCCCGGGTTGTTGGCGGAGTTCTGCCCGTAGAAGGCCATCTGATACTCAGCGTTGGAGGCCAGCATGGAGCGGGCGCGCCGGGAGGTGAGGACCTCCTTCGGCGCGGGGGCGCCGGAGTCGACGAGGTAGTCGATCCACGCGCGCTCGTCAGACAGCGGGGTGGCGGTCGGCTGGTCCCAAAGCACTCCGGCGGTGGGCATGTTCGCCGAGGGGACGTTCCAGTTGACGTCCAGGCCGATGCCGGGCAGGTCGACCCTGCCGGTGGCCAGGAGCTGGCCGGCAGCGATCTCCTGCGCGGTCTTGATGGACTCGACGTGCCGTTCGACGTCCGAGTAGAGCAGGTCGATGTACTGCTGGGTGTCGGCCCCGCGGCCGACGTCCAGCAGGATCTGGTCCATCTCGGTGATGGGGAGGGTCTGGCCGAGGGCGGGCAGCATGCCCTCGTTGACGACTCGTTCCGCCTGGCGCTTGGCGAGCGCGGTCGGTGCGTCGTAGGCGCGGAACTTGGCCGCGTTGACGCGCCGCTTCGCGGACGTGGTGCGGAACTTGACGCCCTGGATGGGGAACTCCGGAAGGATCTCCCGGGTGAGGCGGTAGTTCGCCGGGGTGTACATGGCCCGGGCGAACACCGTCAGGTCGGTGTCGTTGGTGTCCCGCAGGAGGAGCTCGAGAGCTTCCATGGTGGTCGGCTCCTTCTACTTACCGGTAGTGGATGTTGACGCCGGGCGCGGTGGACGCGACGTCGGTGGGGTCGAACGGGATGGGGCACTGGTCGGCGAAGACCTCGCCGCGCCACAGCAGTGCGCCGGCCGCCTTGACGGAGGTCGGGTTGAAGCTGATCTCCGAGACGAGGAATCCGGCGAGGACCTCGCTGCCGTCGGACGCAGAGGCGCCGCCGCCCGCGGTGGTGGTGGCCACGGCGACGGCCGGGCTGGTGCCGCCGGTGAGGGAACTGGTGGCGGTCATCTGGGGAACGTCGTCGCCCATGTACTGGCCGCCGAACGTGACGACGATCGCCGTGCCGGGGTGCGGGCCACCGGAAACGGCGACCTCCCCGACCGCCACGTTGGACAGGGCCTCCAGCGCGGTCTTCACCTGGGCGGCGGTCGCGTTGTACGGGATCGCGGCGGTGGTCTGACCCGAGAAGGTCAGGGTGTAGGTCCCGCCGGTGGGGCCGCCGGTGATGGTGACGGTCTGGACCTCGGACCGGGGCCCCGAGTACGGGGCGTAGAGGCCGGAGGAGTTGAGTTTGCCCAGCGGGATGCCGGACTTCATGACGTTGCGGCCCTGCAGGGCCGGGTTCGCGGAGGTCACGTAGTGGGTGCCCTGCGTGAACTTGGTCAGGTCGAGGGTGATGCTGTTGGTGTCCTGGACTCCTACCAGGGACGCGAGCCACGGCCGGTCGGCGGTGACGCTGTCCGTGTAGGAGTAGGGCTGGAAGTCGTTCACGGCCTTCTCCTGGTGAACTGCGGGGGTGCGGTGACAGCGGCACCCCGGGGGTGCGCGTCCACGTGGAGAGGGCGTGGTCCCATTAACCCGGCCCGGGGTGGGCCGGGGTGGTCTATGCGGCTTTGCTGTCGCGGACGTGGCCGCGCAGGCGTGCCATCTCCCGTCCGCGGTCTCCGGGCTTCCCTGCGGGCGTCTGCCGCGGGGGCGGGCCGCCGGCTGGGGCCCCGCCCGGCGCGGGCGGCATCTGCCCGGCGGCCGGAACGGTGGCAGGTGCGCCGAAGAGTTCGGGGCGGCGGGCTTTCAGCCTGGTGGCGGCTTCTGTGACCGTCTGTTCGTCGGCGTCGGGGGTTGCGCTGAGGTCCCGGTCCAGCATGGCGAGCGCGTCCGCCAGGTTGGGGACGACCTGCCCCTGCTCGTCGGTGATGTCGACGGCCCCAAGGCGGGCAAGGGCCTGCTCACGTCGCAGGGTGCGGCGTTCAGCGGCCAGCGTGGTCCGTTCGGACTCCACGCGGGCACGGTCGTCCTCGAGCTGCTTCTGGGCGCGCTCCTGCTCAGACAGGGCGTCCTCTTGCGCCTTGCGGGCGGTGGCGATGAACGCCTCAGCGTCCTCGATGGTGCTGAAGCCGTGCTTCTCGGCGAACTCCTTGGCGGCCGACCGCTTGCCCTGAGCCTTCTCCCGGGCGGCGAGTGCTTCGACTTCGGCCTGGGTGAAGGTGCGGGCGGCGGGCGGTCCCGGCTTGGGGGGGTCTCCGGCGGCCGGGTCAGTAGCCGGGGGTACCACCGGGGGCACCGCCGGGTTCTGGCCGCCGTCGTTGTAGAACACGGCGAGGCCTGCCACCCCGTGGTAGGGGTGGGCCCAGGTGCGAGCGATGGGGCCGAGGTGGTGCTGCGCGGGGCGACGCATCGGGGACAGTCCTCCCAAGGACAGTTCAGGCCCCGCGCCTGAGATCAAGTCCAGCACAGATCTCACGGAGTGTTCCCCCCGTCCTGTTGCCCTGCCTGTCCGGCTGCCGCTGTAGCGGGCGCGGCCGAGTTCCGGTCGCCGGGTGTGGCGGGGAGTTGTGGTGCGGGCGCCGGGTCGGGTTCGTTGACCTTCACCCCGAGGAAGTCGCCGACCAGTTGGGTGTCTCCAGTGGCGTCGGCGAGGGTGCGGGCCTTTTCGAACTGGCGGGACTGGATGCGTTCGATCTCCGCCGGGATGTCGTCGATGGGGAAGCCGGCCTCCTCGAGCATTTTCAGGCCGGTCTCCAGGGAGATGACGCCCTTGTCGACGCCGGTGGTGACCTGCTCGAGGACGGCAGCCTTGTCGGTCGGCTTGTAGGAGCCGAACGCGAGGCGCGCGGGCATCGGCGTGATGCCCGCCCAGTCGGGGTGCTGTCCGGCCAGGTAGAGGCGCTGCACCATCTTCAGGAGCAGCGCGTACTTGTGGTCACGGGCCAGCCGCATGGAGGCGATGAGGGCGTCCAGCGGGCCGAGGGAGATCTCCAGGGCGTACCCGGACGGTACGAGAGAGGGGTCGACGGTGCCGAGCGCGACGGCGGGCAGGCGGGCAACCTTCGCGGCGCGGTCGGACAGGTCGTGGATGTGGTTGCGGAGTTCGGCGAGGTTCTTGCTGGTGTCGAGGGCGGTCATACCGCCGTTCTCGCCGAGTTTCAGGAGCATGCCCGGTGTGACCTGGTGGGCTTCCATGCTGGAGCCGGCGGCCTTGCCCCACAGCCCGATCATGGGGGCACCGGTGGTGGCGGAGGCTTTCGCGGAGTCGGTGTCGGACGAGGTGAGTTCGTCGAAGATCTGCAGGACCTTGGCGAGGCTGCTCTGCCCCCAGTGCTCTTCTGCCGGGGGGACGGTGTTGGGGAGGTGGACCACCGGAACGAAGTCGATCATCAGGTCGAGGTGGTCGAGGACCTCTCCGTCCGCGCGGGTCGCGAACGTCGCCGACGACAGCGGGAGGGAATCGACGTCGGGGGCGCCCTTCAGGTCCTCCAACTGCCAGGTGGCGTCGGTGAGGTAGCAGGTGACGTAGGAGGGGGTGTCGTTCCACGGGTACTGGCGGGCGATGGCGCCGGTGGCCGGGTAGTACACGTCGCCGGGGGTGATCGGGGGCGGCGGCACCTCGTTGTCCGGCATGTCCAGGGCGGGTTCGTCGGGCGGGAGCGGGGCGCGCACGGCGCGGCCTTGCTCGTCGACGCCGGAGCCGGTCGCGGGGCCGATCCAGTCCAGTTCGTAGGTGATGCGCCGCAGCCGCGCCTTCAGGCCGCGGCGTTCGTCGGCGGGGAGTTCCCACGCGAAGTGGACGCGGGTGGGGTAGTCGCCGGCGTCGCCGTCTTCGGGCAGCACGGGGAAGTAGAAGCCGGGGTCGTGGACGCGGACGGTGGGCCGCATACGGCCGGGCTCCCACGCGACCCGGTAGACGCCGTCGCCGAGGCTGACAGCCTTGCGTTCGCACTGCTGGACCCGCATGGCCAGCTGCTCGTCCTCCGCCCACTCCCGCAGGAGTTCCTCAATGCGGGCGGCCATCGCCTCGTCGGGGGTGGGGGTGTCACCCTCGTGGTCGGCGCCGGGCACGGTGATGGTCTGCTCGCGGCCAAGGACGTGGGACATGACGGTCTCCACGTACATGGAGGGGTCGCCGAACTCGCGCCGCTCACGGGCGTGCAGGTCGCCGGACACCTCGGAGAGTTCCGCGGACTGGTTGTTGTCGTAGGCGGCGAGGAGCTTGTAGGCGGCGAGGCGTTTCTGGTCCTCTTCGGGGACCCACATGGCGGTGGACTCGGGGAAGGCCCGCCGGTTGGGCATGCCGTCGCCGTCGTGGCCGGAGTAGACGGGCTTGTAGTTCAGCCACGACCAGGCGTGAATGACGACCTCGCGCAGGCCCACTACGTGCTCCCTCACCGTGTGCAGGCCCCGCGCCTGTGATCAGAGTACGGGCGCGGGGCGATGTGCTTCCCCCTGCTGGATCGGTGGCCGTCAGCGGCGGCCTCGGAGGCGCTGGTCGGAATACTGCTGAGCGCCGATGCCCTCTTGCGCAGGGTCGGCAAGTTCGGTGAGGGCGTGAACGTAGGCGTCCATACGGTCCGGGGAATCCATGCCGGGTATCCAGGTGACCAACTGGCCTTCGAGGCGGGGGAACTCGCCGACGTGGTGGATGAGGGCCTGCGCAGCGAGTTGGCCGATGGGTTCGGCGCGAAGCTTCTTACCCTGCTTGGCGTGCACGGGGATGATCAGGGGCATGATGAGGCCCTCCGTCTCCCCGGATCGTTGCAGGTCACGCCAAGCCTGACGGATGATCTGGGAGGACTGGTCGCCGCCGAAGTTGTCTTCGACGACGAACGCGTCGGCCTTCAGCTCGATGGCCAGGCGGCACGCTACGTGCCCCCACGTGTCCGCGCCCATGTTCGCCGACCGGTCGGCGAGGACGTACATGTTGCCGTCGGTGGTCCGGCCGGCGCCGATGATGCCGGTCTCGTCGTGGGTGTCGCCCTCGCCTCCGGCCTGGTCGACGGCGACGACGGTGCGCGAAAGGTCGACAGCCCGGTAGCGCTCGGCACTGATCCGGTTGTCGGTGATCCATGGCCACTTCCACACGCCGCCTTCGAGGGGGCGTGGCTTCTGCTGGAAGAGGGACCACCAGACGCGTTCCCCGACCGCGCGCCGGATCTTCTCGAGGGCTTTGAGGCCGTATCGGATGGGCCACAGCGGCTGTCCGATCTCCCGGCCCAGGGGGTCGTCTTCGCTGTCGCAGATCGCGGGCAGGTCGATGACGGTCCAGTCGGAGGCGTCTTCGCCTTCGAGGATGCGGCCGGCGAGGTCCTTTTCGTGCCATCTGGTCTGGATGACGATGATGGATCCGCCGGGTTCGACGCGGGTGTTGAGGACGGATGTCCACCACTCCCACAGCCGTTTGCGCATGGTGGGTGATTCGGCGTCTGCGGCGTCCTTGATGGGGTCGTCGACGATCGCGAGGTGGGCGCCCTTGCCGGTGAGGCCTCCGCCGACGCCTGCGGTGACGAGGCCGCCTTCGAGGCGTTCTCCGGTCTCGGGGTCGGCGAGGTCGAAGCGGTTGGCGGCCTTGGATCCGGCGTGGAGGGCGAGGCCGAGTTGGGGGCCGTAGGAGACGATCGCGTCGCGGATCCACCGGCCGTGGTCGTCGGCGAGGTCGGCACTGTAGGAGGCGATCATTACGCGGCGGTCGGGGTGCCGGGACAGGAACCACAGGGGGGCCCAGCGGGCGGCGCGGCGGGACTTGCCGTGCCGTGGGGGCATGGTGATGAGGACCTTGCGGGAGTGGCCGCGGGCGATGTCGCGGAACACTCGGTCGATCAGGTCGAGGTGGCGGGCCTGCTTTTCGCGTCCGTCGGTGAGGACTGCGGCCATCGAGCCGGGGGATCGCTCGAGCGCCATGTCGCACTCGACCTGGGCCAGGACGCTGCGGACTTCGGGGCTGGCCTGGAAGGCGATGCGGCGGCGTTGGGCGCGGTTGAGGCGCCGGTAGCGGGCGACGAGTTGGAGGAGGGCTTCGGCCTCTTGGACGACTTCGTGTTCTTCGAGGCCGTCCCACTGGTCAGGTGTGGTCGCCGTCGTCATCCACGTCGCCGTCTTCCAGTTCTTCGTCTTCGACCGGGGCGTCGTCTTCGGCGTCGGGGTCGCCAGCCATGTTGATCAGCTTGTTCAGTTCATCGATTCCGGCCGGCCCGATCCTCAGGGCGCCTCCGTTGGGCCCGGACAGTTCCGCCTTGACGGGCATGTCAAGGCCGTTGAGTTTGGCGCGGCGGTCCATGAGGCGCAGCACGGTGTCGACGGCCTTCACGTCCAGGACGTGGTCTATGACCTCGCCTTCCTTATCGAGGACGGGTGAGAGGGTGGTGGCGCGCGACCATACGGCCTCGAGAAGGGCGTCGAGGCGTTCGTTCTCCTGCTGCCGGTAGATGCCGACCTCGGCGGCTTCCTCGTCGCGGTGGGCTTCGAGGGCGCGTGCGAGGTCTTTGCGGGCGGCGCCGGGGCTGCTGTAGCCGAGCTTCTCGATGCGCTCGTCGTCGTATCGGACGCCTTGGCGGCGCAGCTCGAGGAGTTTGGTGCGGCGGACGATGACTTCGTCCAGCTTGTATTTCGACCAGGCCATGGCGGTGGGGCTCCCGCTCGGTGTGTGGTTGTCGGCCCCGCGCCTGTGTCGAATGATCGCCGATTTCCGCCTGTGTGTTCCCCCTGGCCGGGGTGTGGGGTCATCCTGCGCGGATGAGACGTATGGGTGTGAGGGGGGCGGCGGCCGTGTGTGCGGTGGTCGTGGGGGTGTTGGTGGCGGGCTGCTCGAGCAGTGGCGGGGACGAGACGGCGGGCGCTGGGTCGTCTGCGTCCGTGTCGGCCGCGGCCTCGTCTGCGGCCGCGTTGTCGCCGCGTGAGGCGTTGGCGGCGTATCAGGAGGTGGTGGCGCCGGGGTGTACGGACGCGGCGGACTGTCAGGCGTTCATGACGCGGAAGCTGGCGGCGGCCGACCGGGTGCGGGATGCGATGAAGGCGGCGGACGCCACGGTGTATGCGGAGCCCATCGGGTACGTGGGCCAGGCGGATGCGCAGGCCGATCACTACGGTCGGGACAACCTGGCGGGGAGGGGGAACATGCTGGCGGTGGGGTTGCCGTTGCAGCGGATGGTGGCGTGGTTCCGGTCGCATCCGGGTGCGTGAGGTTGGGGGTGTGCCGCAGCCCCAACCTGGTACTGGGGGTACTGGGTCGGGGCTGCGGGGCTCGGATGCCGGGGGGGTATGCGGGTACTGCTGCCCGGCGAGGGGCGCATATATGCAGGGGGTGCGCGGCCCGGGCCATGTTCTCCTGCGAGGGGCGCGGGGACGTCTCTCAAGGAATAAGCAGCTCCCGGGCCGCGCACTTCTGATGCTGCCGTACGTTTCGGTGTTTGTCTGAGCCGCCTTCCCCCTCCCCATCGGACGCGACTGGGCCCCCGGCCGGGTGTGGTCGGGGGCTCAGTCGCTTGGGTCGCTGGGCGGGCGGTCAGGTTGTCGCGTCTCCGTTGTCGGTCTCGTCGGTGGGGGTGATGGGGCGGGGGCCGTGGGCGTACATGCCGCGGATCTCCTTGCCGTCCTTGATCTGGCGGTGGATTTTGCCGTTGGTGGCGAGGCGGGAGAGGGCGTTGTCGAGGGTGGAGCCTTCGACGCTGGTGATCCGCGTGATGGTGGGCTTGTCGAGGTAGATGGACTCGAGGCCCATGGGGTCGGCGACGTCCTTGAGCGCGGTGAGGATCTTGTCGTCGGCGCTGGCGGGCTTCTTCGGGCCGATGTCGAGTCCGGTGAGGAAGGTGCCGGCTGATCCGCCTTCGTAGTCGTCGTCCTCGTTGCCTTCGCCGTCGGGGAGGACGGAGATCTGGGCGAGTTCGTGGCGGTCTTCCCAGAAGGGCCAGTCGTGAGGGATGCCGACGTTGTCCTGTTCGATGTAGGGGGTGGCGTCCTCGAGGATCCAGGTGCGGGACATTTCGGCGTGCGCGCCGGGGGCTGCGCAGAAGTTGAGGCCGAAGGTGCGGATGGGGTCGTTCTGGGGGGTGTTGGGGTCGAAGACGAGGGCGCGGTCTTCGGCCCAGGCGGGGGGGATGTCGGCGGGGTTGCAGCCGGCGAACGTGTCGGGGAGGTCGACGAGGTGCTTCTGGGAGCTGTCGGAGCGCAGGAGGATGAGGGAGCCGCCGTAGAACATGTTGTCGCGGATGGCTGATTCGCCGCCCAGTTCAGCCAGTTGGAGGATCTGGTTGGCGAGGACGATCGGCATGCCGAGGGAGCGGCCCTTTTTTGCTCCGTCCTTGATGATGTGGACGGCTTCCTTCTTGTAGGTGGCGGAGGTCAGCAAGGTGCTGGCCTCGTCGAAGATGAGGGGGGCCCAGGGGCGGTCCTTGGCGGGCTTGAAGTTCTTCATCTCCGCGCGCGCTGACGCTTCGATGCGGCGCATCAGGCCGTGGTACCAGATGCGGAGGGCGCCCATTGCGGCGTCTTCGCCGAGGCCGGAGTAGGCGGCCATCTTGGTGATGGCGGGGTTGCTGGAGCCCTTGGGGTCGGCGTAGATGATCGCTGATCCGCTGGTGTGGTGGGCGAGGGCGATGAGTTGGAGGGTTCCGCCTTTCCCGGATCCGGTGACGCCGGCGACGATGACGTGCTGGCCGCCCAGTTTCGGGTCGTGGAGTTGGATGCGGGCGGGGAAGCCGCTGATGCCGGGGCCGATCTGGATGTAGCCGTTGGCGTTGGGCTTGAGGACGTGGAGGCCGGGGAATTCGGCGCCGTCTTGGAGGGGGTTGCGGTCCATCTTGCGGATGACGGCCTGGCGGGGGTCCTGGCGCAGCTCGTAGGAGATGAGGAGAGGCTTGGTGCGGAGGGCTCCGGCGAGGGAGGCCCGGTCGGGGACTGGCAGCTTGTCGAGGTTCTCTCCGGCGACGACGACGGCGACTTGGCCGCCGGTGTTGGGGTCGTCCTGCACGTTCTCGAGGTGGGTGTCGGCCATGATGCCGCCGGAGCGGGCGGCCCACTTGCGCCAGGCGCCTTGGAGAGTGCTGGTGTCGAGTTCCGGTGGGGCGGTCAGGTTGACGGTGATGTGGCGTTCCCCTGCGTGTGCACCGGTGTTGATGTGGATCCATTCGGCGGGCTTGCGGTAGACGCCGGAGACGGTTTCGGGGGTGACGGTGACGGGGGCGCCGGGGGTGGTGGCGGTGATGGTTCCCTTCCAGTACCGGCCGGGGACGAAGTGGGTGACGTGGAGGACTTGTCCCTTGTGGGTGCCGGTGTCCGGGGAGATGTGCTGGCCCCACTTGGCGAGGATGTCGTGGACGTCGGGGGGAAGGGCGGGCATGGCCGGGTGCTGGGCCGGACGCTGCGGGCGGGCGGGCTGGGCGGTCTTGCGGGCGCGGGTGGGCCAGAGGATGCGGCGCAGTTTGTAGGGGACGAGGAGGGTGGCGGCCCACCAGCCGAGGGAGACGATCCCGGGGATCGGGTTGGAGGCTGTGTGGAGCCAGCCGAGCATCAGCGCGTCGGCGCCGGGCCCGCCTGCGAAGGAGCCCATGGCGAGGGCGAGGCCGGTGGTGAGGGTGGATCCGAACAGGGTGGCCTTGTGTGCCTTCAGGACGTCGGAGGCGGGGAGTTGTTCGGCGAGGTCGGCTGGGATCAAGTTCATGGCGTTGCTGATGGTGAGGGCGCTGGCTGCAACGTAGGTGCCTGCGAGGACGGTGGTGGCGTCGCCGTCCAGGAAGGGGGTGAGGATGCCGACGGCCACGGGGGCGGCGGCGGTGACGGCGGCGATGGCGCGCTCGGTGCCGGGCCGGTGCTGGGTGGTGGTGGCCGTGGTCATGAGGGGCGGGTTCTCCTGTCGGGTTGGCGGGTGGTGACGGTGTGGGCGGGGGTTACTGCTGCTGGAGCCATTCGCGTTGGACGTCGTGGATGTTGCGGGCCGGCGAGCGGTTGACCTGTTCGCCGATGTTGTCGTGGACGGTGCGGGCCGTTTGTGCGGTCCAGTCGGCGCTGCGGGAGGTGTCCTCGGTGGTGGTGGCGTAGGTGAGGGCGGCGTCCGACAGCCCGTCGATGATCTTTGCGAGTTCTTCCGTCTCCGCCACCGTGTCGGGGTCGACCTTCTTCGAGCCGATCATGTTGACGATGCGGCGGGTGTCGCGGGCTTCCTCAGCGAACAGCGAGGCCACCTGGTTGATCTCTTGGCTGCTGCGGGCGGCCTGCTTGGCAATCGCGATGGTTCGGGCCTGGAGCTGCTTGTTGGTCAGGTCAGACACTGGTGGCCGTCCTGTCGTCGTAGAAGTCGAGTTCGCCGGGGATCTCGAGTGGGGAGTCGCAGACGGCCTTGTAGATGCCGCCGTAGCGGGTGGTCACGTTGGCGAGCAGGACGGTGGTGGACTCGGCTGCCCGAACGGCCCGCTTGAGGAGTTCGGTTGCCTGGTGGGCTTGGAGGGCCGTGCGTTCCTGGAGCCTGGTCAGGTTTCCGATGAGGGTGGCGCCGACGGACTTGGTGCGGGCCTGCTCGAGGAGGGTGGTGACTTCCTTGTTCTGGTCCTGGGCGTGCGCCTGGAGGGCTTTGGCCAGGTCGGCGAGTTTGTGCATCGCGATGGTCTTCTCGTCCAAGCGCCGTTCGTAGTCCTTGAGGTTGCGGACTTCGCCGCGGGAGATGACCTGTCCGCTGTCCAGGACGACGTGGGTCTGGCCCACGCGGGAGACGCCGATCGGGGTGTCGGCTGGTCGCTGCGGGGGGTGGTAGTCGGCGCTGCTGGGGGCGGCCACGGGTGCCTCCTTGGGGTCAGGCTTCGGCTTGGGTTTGGGCTTCATCAGGGCGGTACGCGGGTCGGGGACGGTGGTGGGCTTGGTCGGCTTGGGCGCTGCTGCGGGGCCCGGGCGGGGGGTGGCTGTGGGGGTGGGGGGTGGTGTGGTGGGCTTCGGCGGAACGGTCGGCTTGGGCGGTATGGGTGCCGGGGCGGGCTGCGGTGCGGCGCCCGGCTTGTGCTTCTGGTGGGCCTTGTCGAGGCGGTCCTTCTCGCGGGCGGCAGCCTCGGAGGTGTCGCGGTAGCCGTCCTTGACCCCGTCCTTGTAGGCGCCGGCGTGGGCGACGGCGGTGCCGAGGCGGGTGCCGTCGCGGTATCCGGCTTCGCGGGTGGCCTGGGTGCGGACGGTCGGCCCGGTGGTCTGCTGCTCGCCGGCCCTCGGCATCTTGGGGTCGGTCTTGGGCTTCTTCGTGAGGTCGGTGCGGCCGGTGGTGTCGGTGCTGGGCTTGGTCTTGTCGCCGCCCTTGAGGTCGGGGTTCTTCTTCATGTCGACGGGCTTGCCGGTCCCCGCGCCGGGTGTAGTGGTGCCGCCCGCTCCCCCGCCCGCGCCCGGGCCGCCCTTGGGGCCCGGCGTGCCGCTTCCCGGTTGGGGCGGGTTCTTCGTGGGTGACGGCTTGGGCGTCTTCGGGGCGGCCGCCGTGGTGTCGCCGCTGGTGTCCTTGGGCGCCTTGGGCTTCTTGTCCTTGGTCATGCTGATGCCGGACGCGTCGCCGCAGGTGCTGGTGGTCTGCTGCTTGGGGCTCTTCCCGCTGCCGTTGTGGGAGGCGGTGTCCTTGCCGAGCTTCCCGGAGGAGCCGTGGCTGCCGGACGGGCCGTCCTTGCCGGGCTTCCCGCCGCTGTTGGAGGGGCTGGGGGACTTGGTGTGGTCGGCGCCCTTGGCGTGATTGGTCTTCGGGTCCTTGCTGGTGCCGGCGTCGCTGCCCCTGGTGCCGCCGCGGCCGCCGCCCGTACCCGCCCCGTTTCCTCGTCCGGTGCCGGATCCTCCACCGCGGCCACCGGCCCCCGAGCCAGCGCCGGACCCTGTGCTCTTACCGCCGGCGGAGCCGTTCTTCGCCCCGCCCGGGCCGGAGTTGCTGGTCTTGCTGGTGTTCGACTTCCCGGCGTCGGTCTTGCCGCTGGTGGCGGAGCTGGTTCCCCCTCCGACGATCTTCTCGGAGCGGTTGACGGTGCGGGACTCCTTGACCTGCAGGGCGGTGGCCTTGGCCTTTTGGATGTCCAACGCCTTGTTGCGGGCGTCGGCGCCCTTGCGCCAGCGTTCGGCGCCGGCGAGGAGCCAGGCGCGGACGATGCTCTTCTCCTGGCCGCCGGCGCTGTTCGTGCCGGTGGTGTCGGTGGGGGGGGTGGTGCCGTCGTGGTAGGCGGCGCTGGACGGGCCGCCGCCGGGCCCGCCGGTGAGGGCGGTGAGGTCGATGCCGTTCAGGTCGGCGGTGGTGTCGCCCAGGGTGGGGGTGAGGTCGAAGGTGGGGCGGGCGGGGTCGACGGGCTGGAGGGCGGATGCGAGCCAGCCCAGGCCTCCGCGGGTCGGGGCGTCCGGTGCTCCGGTCGCCGGGTGGGGGGCGTGGGCGGGCATGTCGGGGGCGTCCGGGCCGGGTGCGGCGGGGGCGGTGTCGCTCGCCATGAGTCGGGTTCCTCCCGTGGGTGAAGGTCGTTTACTTCCCACCTCCCGGCCAGGGCGAAGATCCAGGATCTTCGCCGGTTGTGGGGGTGTGAGCTGGGGTTTTCCTGGCCGGGAAGTGAGTGGGAAGTAGGTCAGTGGGTGGGGTATCCGGTGTAGACGGGGGCCGGTGCGGGGCGGGTGGCGCGCCTGACGGCGAATCCGACACCGAGGGCGAGGGCGGCACCTCCGACGAGGAGGATGTCGGTGGCGTTTCCGCTGCCGCCGGTGGTGCTGGACGTCGCCGCCTCCTGCATGTCGCCGGTCCCGGCGGTGGCCGGGTACTGGGTCTGGCAGTCCTGGATGACGGAGGAGAGGGTCGCGCCGAGCTGCTTGCCGACCAGGCCGCGGTTGGCCTGCACACAGGCGTCGATCTTCTTCTGCCGGTTCGCGTCGGCCGCACTCTGGGTCTTCTGCGCGGTCTGCGTGGCCTTGTCGAGGGCTTTCTGCTGCTCGATGGCGAGCTTCTGCTGCTCGATCCGCAGTTCCTGGGCCTTGACCTGGTTGGCCGCCTGGGCGGCGGCGTAGTGCTGCCACCCGAGGAGGCCGCCGCCGGCGCAGATGGTCGCGGCGATAGCGAGGGCGGCCTTCCCGCGGGGGGTGAGGCCGGTCTTGACGGGGCGGGCCTGGTGGGCGGGCGGCGGGCCGTAGGGGCCGTGCGTGCCGGTGTGGGTGTCGGTGTAGAAGCCGGCCGGGCTGGTGTAGGTCTGCCCGGGTGTGACCTGCGGGTTTGTGGCCGGGTTGGGGGTGAACGCGTTGTTGATGATGCCGTTGAAGTCGGCGTTGGGGTCGTTGTACTCGTTCATGGTCATTCTCCGTTGGATCGGGCGGCATGGGCGGAGGTGAGGATCAGGTTGCGGACGTGGGTGAGGGTGCGTTCCTGGTGGTCGTTCCAGGCGAAGAACGGCTGGTGGTAGCCGTGTTCCTGGAGGGTTTGCTGCATGAAGTCGACGGCCCTCGCGCGCGCGGCGGGGGTGACGTGCCCGGTGCGCTCGAGGAGGGTTTGGGAGCCGCGGATGCACATGCGGCCGGTGGGGGAAAAGTCGAGGCTGCGGGCCCAGCCGTAGCGTTCGAGGACGGCGAGGGTCTGCTCGAGGTGCAGGGAGGGGCACAGGGGTACCGGGTTCTGCCACAGCCCGAGCGCGGCCATCTGGTTGCGGACGCCGGCGGGGAGGAGAAGGTGCCAGCGCGAAGGCCAGTCGGGTGCGGCGGGCGGTACCGGGAGGGGGGCCGGGGCCGATCGCGGCGGTGCGGGAACGTGCAGGGGCACCGCAGGCCGGGGGGCGGCCTGCGGACGCTGTTCGGTAGTCGGCTGGCGCATCAGGCCGTGTCTCCCTTGCGGGCGTTCTCGAAGGCCTCGTGCATCTCGTTGTAGAGCTCGCGGACGGTCTGGTCGGACTCGCCGAATCCGCGCTCCCGCCACACCTTGATGAAGGCGCGCTGGGAGGGCTGTCCAAGGTCGGCGTAGACGCGGAACGCGCGGGCCTTCCGCTCGGCTTCGGTCGCGGCGGGGTTCGAACGCGGCTGCGGCTTGTCGTCGTGCGGCTGGGGTGCGTCTTCGGCTCGGCTCGCGGGTGCGGCTTCGATAGCCGCGCTGGTCAGGAAGCCGAGTGCAGCCGGAGAGGACGCGTCCAGTTCCAGCGATCCGGTGTTCGACCGCACGCCCCGCATGAGGGCCACCTCGAAGTGGTCACCGCCCTTCTGCATGCCCTTCTCGTAGGCGATCCGGTCGACGAGGACGGCTTCGGCCATCTGCCGCTCGAAGCCGTCGAGGCCGTGGAGGGCGGCCCGGCCGGCCTTCACGAGCGCGCGCCGGTACATGCGGTCGGTCATGAGCGCGGGCTTCCCAACGGAGTTGAGGTTGACGAACTTGTCGGCGGCGTTGCTGCGGGAGATGGCTTCGGCGTCGGCGCCGCGGGATCCGATGCCGAGCTTGCTCTCGAGCCGCTTCAGGCGGTCCCGCCACAGTCGGGCGATCATGCCGTCCGATGTGATCTTCAGCTTCCCCAGCTTGGCTTCCAGCCCGAGGAGCTTGTGGAGGCCGTAGGCGAGCATGACGGGGCCGACGATGCGGACGAGGGCGGTGCCGGCGTCTTCGTGTTCCTGGCGGACGACTTCGATGGCGCCGACTGCCTGGGCGAGGACGAGGAGGTAGGCGGCGCGGGCGGTGCCCTTGTCGTCGAAGGCCCAGGAGTAGAGCGTGAGTCCGAGGACGATGCCTTCGAGGGCGAGGCCGATGGTGAGGGTCCAGGGGGCCTCCATGTGGAGGCGTTTTTCGGCGAAGCGGATGCTGGTGTTGGCGGAGAGGCCGAAGCCGAGGAGGGCGACGAGGCCCATGCCGGTGAAGCCGATGAGGGTGCGCCGCTCGATCTTGTCCCGGCCGGGCTCGGTTTTGGTGTTCGGCGTCGTCTTGCGGGCGATGCGGTAGCCGAAGACGAGGGTGAGGGTGGCGAGCAGGACGGCCCATGCCTGTACGGGCAGTTGCTCGACCGCGTTCTGCACTGTGGAGAGCATGGGCGGGTCCTTCCTGGGTGTGGGGCGGGATCGGGGGCTGGTGGTCAGGTGGTGGGCTGCGGGAGGGCGGTGCATTCGGCGGCGTGCTCGCGGGCCATCTCGAGGGCCTTGTCGCGGTAGGGGAGGCCGTGGTGGCGGGTCCAGCCGCAGGGCCGGCACAGGGCGGTGGTGGTGCCGTTGGTGCCGGGGCTGGAGACGTCGATGATGTCGACGGTGGCGTCGTGGAAGTCGCGGGCGCACATGCCGAGGCGGGTGAGGATGCGGGCGGTGACGTTCTCCGGCCAGGCGGCCTGGGTGGTGTCGGTCGTGGTGTCCATGACGGGTGGTCCTTCCGGGTTCAGGTGGCGGCAGGGCTGTTGCTAGTCAGGCTGCGGTGCGGGGTCGGTGGGTGAGGTGGCGGATGGCGCGGATCGGGTGCTGCAGGCGGAGGCCGTAGCGGTGGCGACGGGTGGTTTCGGTGAGGACGTAGTAGGCCTCGTAGTCCTCGCTGGTGAGGGGCTGGGTGTGAGCGGTGGTGAACGTCTTCGGTGTGGTGGCCACGGCGGGCTCCTTCCGGTCCGGGTGTGCGGGTGTGCGGGTGGGTGGTCAGTAGCGGATGGCTGCCAGTCGGGCGTCGGCGCCGCATCCGCACTGGCTGGCGTTTGCGGCGTTGCCGGTGCCACAGCGGGCACAGTCCCAGCCGGACGGGGCACTGCTGGCCTGCCTGGACTTCTTCATCTCGCTGCGGACTTCGGCCCACAGGCTCTGCTTCTTCGCCTTCGGCATCTGGTGTCCTTTCGGCATGGGGGTCGTCGGGTGGATTCCGGTCTTGCTGAGGGCTGCACCGCCCGTGGGGGATGTGAGGCGGTGCAGCCTTCGGGAAGGCCGGCGGTGTGGGGCCTGGCCGTCTGTCGGCTCGGCGGCCAGGCCCCGGGTGGTGGTCAGTTGGGGTAGGCGGGGCCGTCGTATTCGACGGCGACGATGTGGGCAGTGGGGTTCTCGTCGCGGGTGCGGAGGACGTCGGCGACGAGAGATCCGATGCTGTTGGTGGAGTTGAAGGAGAGGAGGGCACCGGTTCGGCCGTCGTAGAGCCGGTAGTTGAGGTCGGTGTAGGTGATGTTGCGGACGGGGAGCGGCTTGCCGTTCCACATGTCGGGCTTGCTGGTCTTGGGGCGGTGTCCGGCCATCCAGGCGGGGAGCGGCATGCGGTCGGTCCTTTCCGGGTCAGAGGCCGTCGATGGCGGCGCTGGTGTCGGCTGCGAATTGGGCGAGTTCGGGGTGGGCGAGGACGAACGCGGTGGTTTCGCCGTTGAGTTGGGCGCGTTTCTGCTGCTCGAAGGGCAGGGTGCGGAGGGCGGGGTTGGTGTCGGGGGTGGCGAGTCGGGCGATGACCTGCCCGATCGCGGCGACGAGGTGGGTGCCGTCATCACCGCCCGCGAGGACAGCGACGAGGGTTTGGGTGCGGTCGATGCTGTGGCGGGACAGGGCGATCAGGCGGAGTCCGGCGATGATCTGGTCGACGCCGGGGTCGTGGACGTCGGCGAGGTCCTCGAGGAGGCCGGCGAGTTCACGGTCCAGCGGGGGGATGGCGTTGCCGTCGGTGTGCACGTCGTGCGGGCCGTTCATCACGCCTGCCCACCCTCGGAGTCGAGGAGCGCCGCGAGGTCGGTGTCGAAGCCGGCCATGACGTCCGCGACCTCGTCGCTGATGTCGTCGTCGTCCTTCGGTAGCGGCCCGGCAGCCTCCTCGGGGGCGCCGAACGCGACGCGGTGCTGGGCAACCGTCAGCGCACCGTCGATCAACTGCTCCACGTCCGAGGCGGACAGCCACACGTCGCCGACGTAACGGCCGTTCGGGAGGCGGAGGGTGACCATGAGGGCGCGGTCGCCGTTGTCCGGGGACAGGTTGACGAGCTGGTGGTACAGCTCCAGCGCGGCCAACTCCTGCGGTTCCTGCGGCGTCTGTGGGGTCTCGTCGAACATGGTCACCAGTCCTCTCCGGGGATGCGGCCCTCGCGGAGCGCTGCGGCTTCCTCCCGGTACTCCTGCGCGTGGCGGAGGGCGATCGGGATGGTGGCGGAGGCCTGCTTGCGGAGGCTGTCGGAGAGGTTCGGGTCAGCGGCCGCGGCCTTGGCGGAGGCGGCGTTGCGGGTGGAGCGGGCCGCGCACTTGTCGCGGTCTTCGGCGAGTTCGTTCATCTCGCGGCGAGACATGCGGGCCATCAGCGGGCACCGCCGTTCACGACGACGAGGAAGCTGTCGGTGCGAAGGTCCATGACGACGGTCGCGGGCTGTCCGGCGGCGCGCCGGTCGGCGGCGAACTTCTCTGCCGGCCAGGAGCCGCGCGGGGCACCGGCGGGGAAACGCTCCAGGACGGTGCGGCCGGGGGCCGTCGCCGTGGGGACCGTGTGGACGAAGTCGTCAGGGTGCAGTGCCCTGGAAGGGGTTGTCGTGAGATCCTTCATGACGGATCTGGCCTCCTGATAGCGCAGGTAGGGCGGTTCCAAAGTCCTTCGCGGTGCTCCAACACCGTTCCGGACGCGCGGCCCCGGTCCGGCTCTTGCTGGCCGGGGTCGTTCTGTTGTGCTGGTACGAGACTCTCGCACCCCGTGGACTTTGTCAACAAGGTGCGGCATGATGAAGGAGACGCGTTGACCAACGAGGAAGAGGAGGAGCCCCGTTTGCTGACCATCCCGGAGATCGCGGCGGACCGCGGTGTGAGTCGCCAGCTGGTCCACCGGATCGCGCAGTCAGATCCGGCGTTCCCTCCCCCGGTGATCACGCCAGGAAGTACGCGGGCGAAGTACCCGGCTGACAAGGTCGCGGAGTTCTTCGCCAACCGGGTGCTCCGTCCAGGCCGGCGTACGGACCTGGAAGCCAGAGAGAGACCGGAGAGCCCCAAGCCGGACGACAAGGAGTGACAGGCCATCGGTGCGACCCCTTTCCGTCTCGTCGATCAGTCGCTGACTCCATGCCAGCACCGGTCGGACACGGTGGAGTTGATCGCCGTGTTGGCAACTCCGGCCACGGGGATCTGCCAACAGTTCAGATCCCGGCATCAGTTACATAAGCCGTAAGACGCACTGACCCGGAGACGAGAGAGGAGGAACACTCACCGCATGACCTTCCCGGAGCTGCTTCGTACGCTGCGCTTGGAGGCTGGCATGTCGCTGGCCCGGCTGGCGCAGCACATCCACTACGACCGGACGTCTCTGCACCACTGGGAGACCGGGCGCAGGCCTGCGCCGCTCGAGGTGGCGGAAGCCGCCGACGAAGCGCTGCAGGCGGGCGGTCGGCTCGTCGCTCAGTGGCGGCGTGAGGACCTGGCGCGGCGTGAGGCCGCGGCCGTGCACCGCACCCGCGCGGCGGCGTTGGCGATGTCGCGGGACCTGTCCGCGCTCGCGGACCTGGACATCTCCGAACTTCAGGAGGGTGTCGCGGTCACGGCGGTCGACTATCTGGCGTCTCCCCCGGGGCCGATGATGGACCGGGCGCACGTGCTGCGTGGTGAGGCGTTCGAGCGGATCCGTTCGGGGCATCACCGGCCGCAGGACCGTTCGGACCTGTACGTGACGGCCGGACGCCTGTCGGGTGTGCTGTCGTATGCGCTGCTGGACATGGGCGACGCCGATGAGGCGCTCGAGCATGCGACGGCGGCCGGGCGGTGCGCGGAGTTCGCCGGGGACGCGGAGCTGTCCGCGTGGGTGGCTGGCACGAAGTCGTTGATCGCCCGTTTCCAGGGCGACTACGGGCGCGCGCTGGAGTACGTGCGGGACGGCTACCAGTGGGTCGGTCACGGGCACGGGACCGGTGAGACTCGTCTGCGGTGTGGTGAGGCCCAGTGCCTGGCCAACCTGGGAGACAGCCGGGCCGCGAACCAGGCCCTGGACGGCGCCGAAGCGGCGCGGGAGCGGATCCGCAAGGCGGACTCCCTGGAGGGTCTGTTCGGGTTCTCGAGGGCGAAGCAGTGCTACTACGCGGGGTCTTCGCTGATCTGGCTGCAAGGCGGCCACGATGCGGAGCGCGCGGCGCGGGAGGCCATTGAGGCGATCGCGTTGTGGCAGTCGGGTCCGGCGGATGAGCGGTCGCTGGACGATGAGCGGCTGGCGCACATCTACCTGGCGACGGCGCGCGTGCAGCTCGATGACGTGGAGGGTGCGGCCGATGCCCTGGCGGCGGTGCTGTCGTTGCCAGTGGAGGAGCAGATTTCGTGGATCGTGAAGCGGATGGAGCGGGTGGCGGGGATGCTCAGCGCACCTCGGTACGCCGGTAACCAGACCGCGGCGGCCACGGTCGAGGCGATCAACGCCCTAGCGGCGTGAGAGGAGACGAGGACGGGATGCGTTCACCGCCCTGAACAGCAGAGACGGCCGAACCGGGTTACCGGCCGACCGTCTCCACGCCGACGCACTGCGAATGCGTATCGGCAGCACAGAGAACCCCCTCCTGAAAGAAGGATCTGCACGTGTCGAGAGTACAGAAATCTTCGGTGTCTCCGAAGATCGATGGTGACGGCGTCCCTGTCTCCAAAGACGGAACGCCCCTGTTTGTCACCTTCAAGACCGGCCCCGCGCTGCTCATGGAGCGCGGTCTGGTCGACAGCATCACGCCCGATGGGCTCAGGTACATCGCCCGCGAGGTGAACTCGTGGCCGTTTGGCGACAAGCCCGGGCGGATCCCTTACGGCAGGGTCGGCAACGCCAGAACCATGGAGACGGGGACGTTCCTGTCCTACTTCAAGGAGGGCCCTCGTCGGGGCGGGCTGGGCAACAAGCCGAAGCCGCAGACGTAGGGCAACGTTCGGTCGATACCTGACTACGGTCAGCGTGTACGGCAGGTGTCCGATCTGAGATCGCAGCCTCAGACCTCGGGATACGCGAGCGGCCGGCAGGTCGCAGCACCCACCGGCCGTCAAGCACAACCAGCGGACTGGAATCTGCTGGCGAAACGAAGCCACACCTATCGAAAGAAGACTTCGGTGCTTAGGGTAGCCGCACTCGTCAGACTTACCGCAAGTAGCCCCCGCGTGATCCTTCACATGGTGGGGGTGACGGCGTGAGCCTGCTGCCGATCCTGTGGGCCATGAAGACGGCCCCAGTAGTCGACGCTGAGGAACGCGTCATCCTGATGCCTCTGGGGGAAAGCGCTTGGTCGGACGGAACCGATGCGTTCCCGTCGAAGAAGACGATCGCCGATATCGCGAAGATCGACCCGAAGACCGTGCAGCGTCGGCTGAAGGCGATGACGGAGCGCGGCCTGATCTCCAAGGGGAACCAGGCGGCCGCCGCATACATCCCGGAGCACTTCCGGCCTCAGGTGTACGACCTGATGATTCCGTACTCGTGGTTCCCGGACATCACCCAGGTGAATGCCGATCGGAAGGCGAAGGGGAAGCCGCCCCTGACGCCGATGGAGCGACCCGATCTGTCGGAAGCGCCGCCTCGGAAGCAGCGCGCGGACAAGGGGCGCCGCCGGAAGCCCGAAACCGACGGGGGGACTACAAGTCCCCCGGTAGGGACTCAGAGTCCCTAGGGCAATCCGGGCAAGAGGGGGGGACTACAAGTCCTGGGGGTGGGGACTACAAGTCCGGCACCCGGGGACTGCAAGACCCCCAACCCTCCCCTACTAACCCACCCCTGGACACTCCCCGTCCCTCCGTCCCCGAGGACGCGGCAGGAGGACAGGACGGAGGGACGGACGGGCCAGCGGTCCCCCATCAGATCAACAGGAATCCGGGCGTAGACCTCCTCCTCGCCATTGGGGCGGACCAGCCCGAGTTTCTCCTGACGGGAAAGACGCTTCAGGATCAGGGAATGGCTGTCGCCGGCATGCTGGTGACCGGCTGGACGCCGAAACAGATCAGGCAGGTCATCGCCGGACGCAAGTTGCCGGACCAGATCACCACCACGGTGGGCGCGGTCGTCGCTGGCCGTCTTCGCCAGGCCCTCTCTAGCCCGCCTCCCAGTAGCGCAAGTTCGTTCGATGGTTGGCGCCCGAAGGAGGAAAGGCCGACGCCTACTCCGGCTGCGTGGTCGGCTGAGACCGTGGCACCGCGGAAGGGCTCTGGGGAGTGCGAGGGCAACTACGGGATGTGCGGACGCCCCACAGACCCTGGCAGCCTTCTGTGCAGGAACCACGCCAAGAGCAGCGTCGACGTTCGAGAGGACGTGACTGCGTGATCTACATAATTGCACCCGAAGGCTCGAACACCGTGAAGATCGGATACACGGCCGGTGAGCCCGCTCGCCGGGTTGCTGGCCTCCAGACCGGCAACCCGGCGCGCCTTGTTCTGCGTTGGTCTGGAGACGGTGACCAACTACTGGAAAGGCATCTGCACGTCGTCTTCAACGACTACCGGGTCCAGGGCGAATGGTTCGATCTCTCCTCATTCGGAGACCCCGTCCAGGCCGTCAAAGACGAGATCCACAAGGCGCGCGAGTTCCAGTCCAGCGGCCGCACTTTGCTGGCCGGCCAGCCCTACAGGTATCCAGTCCTGCAGTCGGCTCAGGCGAGCCATGAGAACGGAGTAACCGTCGTAGCCTGCGATTCCGACGTTCCCCCGGAACTGATCAGGCATGGGGTCTTCGCCCCTTCCGGCGAGTCCTTTTCGTCGTTCGACGACCGATTCCCCCCGTCTGAACCGACACCGCGGGGATGAGGGCATGACGAGGGCTGATGTGACCGCGCGGGCCCTGGTCGACCGGTTCGCCCTCACCACGCTGCCCGTCGACCTCGACCAGGTCGCCGGCGAGTTGGGGGTGACCGTGATCCGGCAGCCGGCCGAGACAGACGTCAACGGCATGCTGATCCGCCGAGGCGACCAGGACGTCATCGGCGTCAACGACCATCACCCGGAAGAAGCACAGCGGTTCGCGCTCGCGCATCTGATCGGTCACCACCAGATCCACCAGCGCCGCGAGTTGATCCTCGATGTGGCCGACCGGTACCGGCTGGGGAACATGGGGTGTATTCCGCTGGACCGGGAGGAGATGGAGGCGAACCGCTTCGCGGCCGCCCTCATCGCCCCGGAGCCGGTCGTGCGGCGGATGGCGGCCGAGGCGGACTTCCGGACAGCGCGGCAGCTGGTGGACTTGCTTGCGCCGCGTTTCGGGATGAGCTGCCGGGTGATGGGCTACTGGCTGATGGCGCTCGGCATCGTGATGGACTACTGACGGGCCCGTCCTGGTTCAGCCGGCTTCTTCCCAGGGTGGGGGCGGGCTGGTGCTCTCTCCTTCGCACCACCAGCACTCGAAGGTGGCCGGGGCGCGGAACTTGTCCGTCCACCATGAGGCGATGGGCTCGAGCCAGACGACGCATTCGGTGCCGCACCAGCCGCAGATGAAGATGGTTTCCACCCGAGCCCGACCCTCCCTATTGCTCTCGCCATGGATTAGGGGATACCGTGGTCACGCAAGCCCCGCCCGAGACCCATCCTCGGACGGGGCACTGCGTGCCCGCCCTAAGCCGGACTGGCCAAGTCTCCCTCTCCGAAAGGTAGTTAACCAGTCCATGTCCGGCCACCCCTACGTCCACTACGCCCTCTTGACCGCCCTGGCCATCGAGACCACCGACCGCGCCGGCAACCCGCTCCGGATCGTCCACCAGACCGAAGCCCCCAGCAAGTACGCCAAGCCGGACCAGGGCGGCGTCTACGAGTTCCCGCTCCCCACCACCTGACCACCACCGCGCCCCCGCCACCGTGCGGGGGCAACGTGCTGCCCGATCCGCGACAGGCTTGAACCGGACCCGCCCCCACCCATCCGCCACAGGAGGCAGGATGCCCACCCCGTACTGGGAAGACCCCGAAGCCGGCCTTCAGTTGTATGTCGGCGACATGCGTGAGGTCCTGCCCACGCTCGCGCTGCAGGCCGACGTGGTCGTCACGGATCCCCCGTACGCGGAAACCAGCCTGGCGTGGGACCGGTGGCCCGACGGCTGGCCGCAGTTGGCTGCGACCATCACATCGTCGATGTGGTGTTTCGGATCGATGCGCATGTTCATCGACCGTGCTGACGAGTTCGCCGACTGGAAACTCTCCCAGGACGTCGTCTGGGAGAAAGCCAACGGAACCGGGTTCGCCACCGACCGCTTCAAGCGCGTCCACGAAATCGCCACCCACTGGTACCGCGGCGACTGGAGTGCCGTGCACCACGACACTCCGCGCGACGCCTACACCGGGCCGGACAAACACGCCCGCGCCCGCACCGACCGTGGCCAGCACCTAGGGAAGATCGGCGCGCAACGGTACGAGGACGACGGCACCCGCCTTATGCGTTCGGTGCAGTACGCCAAGTCCGTCCGCGGCGGCCTCCACCCGACAGAGAAGCCTGTCTCTCTGCTGGAGCGGCTGATCCGCTACTCCTGCCCTGAAGGCGGCCTCGTCGTCGACCCGTTCTTCGGATCGGGCAGCACCTTGGACGCCGCCCGTCTATCCGGTCGGCGCGCTATCGGCATCGAGGCCAGCGAGGAGTACGCCGAACGCGCCGCACTCCGATTGGACGCCCTTACCCTGCCCGCCGCCTGACCCGGAATCCCCGCCCTGGAGCCGCCCCTATGACCACACCGCTGGAAGCATCCGCCCGGCGGGCGCTGGACGCACTCGCCACCCTCATCCTCAACACCCCGAACCCCAGCACCGAAGCCCTCGCCGCCCAGTACGAACTCCGCCAGGCCCTCGGCATCGACCGGCCCGAGCATCCTCCCGTCCGCGTGCGGCAGATCCTCACGCCGCGCCGGGACGGCTCCTGGAGCAGCTGGAGCGCACCGATTGTCGATGAGGCGGAAGCCCACGGCGACTACGCGCAGACCGTCGCCGCGAGCGGCAGCAAGCGGGGGTTCCGGCTGGTGTCCTCGCTCACCACCCAGACCGTCGAAGCAGAGCACCAGCCCGCTACCGGGCCCGCTGGTGGGACACAGCAGCCTAAGGAGGACGACGGCGACCGCATCGTCGCCTACCGATCAGCGCTTCCCGGCGCCTTCTCCGTGTACTGCACCCGCCACACCGACGACCTCGGCGACGGGGCCATTCCGCTCACGTCCGAGGACCTGCCGGACGGCGGACTGTGCGCCCAGTGCGGCGCCGACGTCCTGATCCAGCAGCAACCGGAGGGGGCCTGACATGGTCGACGGCACGCAGCATCAATCCGATGCCATCGGACGGCTCCTGGCGTGGGCGGCCGGCCTGGACGCCCACACCCAGGCCGCACTCAACGATGAAACCGCCATCCACCCCGTCGCCCTCCAGGTACGGCACCTCCTGCAAGCGCCCGCCGCCCTATCGCATACCGGGGACAGTGCGGCACGGTGCCCGGCCTGCCAGCCGGACATGGACCACACCGTGCTGCATCCGTGGATCTGGCCCGGCACCAGTCAGCCGCCCACCGCGCCCGTGACCGCCCCTGCCCCGCCGGCCCTCACCCCGTGCACGTGCCGTCAGGCCGTCCACGTCCGCGAGCACAAGAACCTGACCGTGCCCGACTGCCCCTGGTGCACGCCCACCCCCAACATTCGCCCCAACCGGCCCGCGGCCGCCCGAACCGTGGACATCCCCCTCCCCGGCCACACCGCCAACGACGACGCAGTCCCGGAGTCCAGCCCGTGATGCACCTGCCGTCCTGGGCGGCCGACACGCTCACCGCGGTCGCCGTCACCGGATTCACCTGGGGCTGGACGTTCCTCGCGACCGTCGACTGGGCCCACCGCACCCGACACCACGACCAGGAGACGTGACCGTGACCTACCGAATCCAGCGCCGCCGAACGAAGGGATGGCGCGCACCCGAAGACGCCCAGTACGTAGGGCGTGGTAGCCGCTGGGGCAACCCGTTCGTCATCGCCCCGGCGGCCTCCCGCCGTGGAGGCCTGCTGGATATCCCTGTGACCAACCAGATGACCGGCCCCGAAGACCCGAGCTGGCGGTGGGAGTTCAGGTGCGAGGACTTCGTCTACGCCCGCCTCGCCGACGCCCAGACCGCAGCCGAGCAGATGCCGCCCGGCGATGCCCGGGACACCGAACTGGGCCGCATCGACTCCCTCTACCTCATCGCCGCCGACCACAACATCTGGGTCGACTCCCGCGGCCAGTCCGCCGGCCGCTGCATCACCTGCACCATCTCCGGCAGCGGCGTCCCCTGCCAAACCATGCGCGGCCTCGCCCGCCTCTACCGCACCCACCCCGACTACAACCCGGCCTGGAACCAGAACATCGACGCTCCGAACGCCGACAGCGCCACGTACAAGGAGTACAAGCAGCGCACCACCATCTACCAACGCCGGGCCGCTGAACTCCTCCCCTGGTACGACCGCTTCGACCTCGAGCACGACCGGGACGGCGAGTACTGGCAGTGCCGCACCTGCCCCGCCCGCGGGGAAAGTTACCGCCCGCTCCTGCCCGGCGGCTACGACCACCCGTACGGGATCGACGACGCCCGCAAGCAGCACCCCGCCTGCCCCGCCATCGAGACCAAGGAGCCCACCACGTGCGCGCCCTGACCGTACGACAGCCGTGGGCGGCCGCCATCGCCCACGGTCCGAAGCGCATCGAGAACCGGCCCAAGCCGATCCCACCCAAGCACCTCGGCACCACCATCCTGATCCACGCCGGCGCCGCCGAAGACGAGAACGCCCTCCCTTCCGACATGATCCGCAAGTGGCCCCGCCACTTCTCCGCGATCGTCGCCGTCGCGACCCTGGCCTCCTGCCACCAGGCCGCCACCCCGCGCTGCTGCGCCCCCTGGGGGTTCCCCGGCGCCTGGCACTGGGTGCTCGAGGACGTACGGCCCGTCCCGCACCCGCCACGCCCGGTCCGCGGCCAACTCGGACTGTGGACCGTCGGCGACGACGACCTGGCCGCCGTGCAGCGGCAGATCGGAATGGAGGCGACACGGTGACCGTCACGCACCACGCCGCGCCGATCGTCGACGAGCACTGGCAGGGCGAAGAGCTCGCCGCCGACGACACCCACCGCTACCTGTGGATCTGGCAGGGCTTCAACATCCGTCTCATCGCCGTCACCCACGGCGAGGAAGGCCAATTCGGCTACGACCACGCCTGGTGCTATCCCCGCGACCCGGAAGTCGTCCGGGAAGCGGTCAACGAGTGGCACCCGGACATTGAGGACGAGCCGTCCGGCTGGCACAAGCGGCCCACCACGCCCGTACGCCGTGCGCCACGCCGCTACGAAGCCCCCGACTACAACCGGCCGCGCTGCGTCCACGGTTGCTACATCCACGACGGCTGCCGCACTCACAACTGCCCCGACCAGGAGAAGCGATGACTGGAAACCCGCCCGACCCGCAGCCGTGCGCCGGCTTCCCCGACCAATGCCGCAACCTCATCACCGTCGAACCCGACCCACCCCACCACGATGGCGGTGTCCGCTGCGCATGCGACGCCCGCACGGAACTCGAGGGCATGGCCTTCACCCTCGCAACCGGACTCGGGGGCATCGTTGACCCGCGCGCTTTCAAGGCCGCCCTGGACCGGCATGCCGCCCAAGTCCTCCGCGCTTTCGCCGACTACGTCGACAACCTGCCGCCCGGCGGTGAGGCACTGAAGGGCGAGTACTGGTACCTGGAAGGCCGCAAGGAGACCGCCGACATGGCCCGGGAGAAGGCGGAGCAGTACCAGTACGAGGCGGAGACGCGTCTCAAAGAGCCCAGGAGCGGCCGGTGACCGACCCGGCCATCAGCGACCGCGTGGCCGCGTTACAGGCCAGCCTGGCGCAGCCGACACCGGAACCGCTCGAGGGCCAGGAGACCATCGACCTGACACCGCGCTACGAACAGCCAACCCTGGACGAGGACGACCTGCCGTGACCGATGAGCCCACCCCGGACCATCTGACCGTGGAGCAGCGCCTCCCCGACCAGTTGTCCCGCGAGTACGACTACCGGAGCATCGACGAACTCGAGCAGGACGACCCCGAGCGCGCGCAGGAGCACCGCGACGCGGCGGCCGCGCTCGCCAAGTGGATTGCGGAGTGCCCGCGCGAGGAGCGCCGGGCCGCGTTCGGGCGGGGCTTCGACAAGGGCAAGGAACGGCAGAAGGTCCGCGCTGCTGCCGACATGCGGCGCCTCGAGGCGGAGGTTGCTGAACTGCGTCAGGACCGCGACCCGGAAGGCCTCCGTGCCCGCATCAAGGACCTGGAGTACGCGCTGGAAGGCTGGGACCGGTTCATGACCGGCCGCCTCCGCGCGGGCGCGGCACCGGACTGGCAGCAGCAGGCCGCCGAATACCTGGCCAAGCTGACCGCCGTGCAGCGCGAGTTGGCGGTCATCAAGGGCGTGCAGCCGTCGAACGCGACCAGGAAGCCAGCGACTCCGTGGGGCGGTACTGCCGCGGACTGCCCGCGCTGCCCGCGGTACGACAGTCCGCGTCTGTGCCCGGGCCATCCTGCCGAGTAGCGGCCTACGCCGCGGCCTCCACCCCGGCCGCCGGGTTCACGCCGACCAGGCGGTCCTGGGAGAACGCCCACTTGAACGCCAGCTGCTCCCGCGACTCCGCGTCGAACAGGCTCTTCAGTTCCTTGATCTCGTCGGACACCGTCCGGGGTGACACCTCCAGGCGGGCCGCCGTCGCCCGCTGGTCCTTCCCGGCGACCATGTCCCGCATGATCTCCCGCTGCCGGGCGGTAGTGCGCACCCCGCCCGCGCCCGGCCCGCACATCATGTCCAGCGCCCTGCCGCGGACCTCGCCCTTCCACGGGTCCGCGCGCCGCCACTTCTCATCGAACTCCGCGACCATGTAGGCGATGACGGCCTGATCCGTCACCTGCCACGCCGCATGCTCCGGGCCGTCCGCGACCAGGTGGTTGGAGATGAACGCCGTCCTGCGGTCGACGATGATGACCCGCTCGAACGGCTCCGTCAGCGTTGCGAACTCCGCAGGACGGCCCGCGACGCGGTGGGACATCGTCCGCGCGTACTCGGCTGTCACCGGGTTGTCGCGCACACTCGCTCGGTACAGGGTGCGTTTCACCACCCCGCGGTCCAGGGCGGCCGTGTCACGGGCCATGGAGCGGTCGAGTTGTTCGCGGGTGCGGGGGCCGCCGGGCTGCGCGGCGAGGATCTCCCACTCCGCGCCGCCAACGACATCATCGAGGCGGGTGTTGACCACCGCCACGTCGTGAATGTACTCGGCTCCCTCACCAGCCCGGAGTTGGGAGTGCTCGAACTGGGCGAGGAGGTCCTTCGTGGTGTCGGGGAGCGCGCGGAGGGTGCTGACGCGTTCCGCGGCCTCCGCGAGCTCCTGCTTCAGCCGGCGCATGGACACGTGCCGCGGGTCCAATGCGACCAGCTTCCCGTGCTCCGAATTGATCACCACATAGCCGAGGGTGGTGAGTTCGGCAACGAATTCCGCATCCCCGTCCGCGAGCGGCGCACCAGCGGCGATCAGTCCGAAAACCCGGACCGCGTCCTCCGACAACAGCAGGGTGTCGCCGCCTATCCCAGATTCCATGACCACCGTTCGATCCCCCGAGAAAACAGACCGTCCCGCTGCGGGAACGCGCACTGCGGCAATACGCAGCGTGAACAGGTTGAGTGTGCAAACAGCCTACGGCAGCATTCACGTGGGGCGTCCCCCGACGCTCGTACTCAATGTCCTTCCCCCCACCCCATGCGTGTAACTGCCAGTAACACGCCCTGGGGGCAACGGGATTCGCAGCAGGATCATTGAGCACGAGAACGGGCAAGACGCCCCCTTTACAGTTTGTCCACACATCCGAACAATCCGAAGAAAGAGGTCCTTTGTGAGTCACGGAAAACACCGCACCCCGAAACCCGCAAAAACCCTCCGCTTCCGCACCATCGCCGCCGGCCTCGGACTCGCCGCCGCGACCGCGACCGGCGCCGCCCTCACCAACGACCTCATCGCCAGCCCGCAGGGCGACACCACCTGGGGCGCCCCCGACACCACCCCCACCGTCGACAACGGCACCACCACCGACGGCACCACCCCGCCCACCAACCCCGGCACGGGCACCGGCGGCACCGTCACCCCCCTCGACACCACCTGGGGCTGACCACCCTGCACGCGTGGGGCCCGGTGGAGCGCTCACAAGGGGAAGCAGCCACCACCAGGCCCCACGACCCAGCAGGGGGCAACACCCCCGCCGAAACGCGGCACCGTGGACGTATGCCCCCAGCCCAGAAACGCCCCCGCGAAGAGTCCAACCTCGTCGCCCACGCCCGCCGCGAACTCCGAATCGTCGGCGAGGACCAAGACTTCATCAACGGCGTGTGCCGTGTCGTCCAAGCCTTCGCCGACATGGGCCACTCCGGCGGCAGCGCCCACTTCACCGCGCTCTACCTCGACAAACTCCTGCGCTACCAGCCGCTGTCCGACCTTACCGACAACCCCGACGAGTGGATCGACCGGTACGCCGAAGGCATGACGACCAGTCCTCTGTGGCAATCCGTCCGCAACTCGGAGGCGTTCTCCCACGACGGCGGCAAGACGTACTACCTGCTGTCCGAACAGGAAGCCGCTGGCGACATCGCCACCACCCCGCTCCACCACAGCAAGCACATCGACCTCCCACAGCCCGCCGAAGAGGCTCCCTGATGCTGGCTGCCCAGGACGTAATCCACCGCACCGAACTCCCCATCGACGACCGTCCGCATGGCGTCGACCTGACCGGCGACATCCTCCACGCGGCTGTACGCCGCCCCGGTGCCGTCGACGTCTGGTACCTGGCCCGCCACGCAAGCCAGCAGCACATGCGGCGCGGCTTCCAGATCGTCGGCACCGGGCAGCCCATCCCCTGCTACCTGGGACGCAACGCGCGCACTGCGATCTCCTCGGACGGGCTGCTGGTGTGGCACGTCCTGGAGAACCACTGCTCCCACCAGAACGTCATCGACACCAAGGAGATGGGCGACCAGCCTGGGTGTGGAACGGGGATCTGTTACGACTGCAACGCCACGCTGAAGGGCGACGGCGGCGACGGATGGATTCCGCTCTGATGGCCATGGGCAATCCGATTGAAGAAGAACGCGTAGCCCTGTGCAAGTGGCTGACCGCGAACGGCATCGACCCGAACGCTGTTCCCCTGCACACCAACCTGTCAATCGACACGGTCGACGGCGACCTGGTGATCAGGTACGAGGAGTTCGTCCTCACCGAGGACGGCCGCAAGCAGGTCGACCCTGAGGACCCGACGTCGGCGTGGCGCAGGCCTGCCACAGCGCCGTGCATCCAGCCGCCTCCCTCGTGGCTGGGCATCTGAACCTGCCCCGGTTGTCGGTGGCGTCTGCCAGACTGCTGAGAGAGCTGATGCCGCACCCCCTGTTGTGGCGTCCGCCCCGCCCTGCCCGGCCGCGATCCGCGTCAACGCCGGAACGCGCCCGCCCCTTCGGTCCATTGGGGCGGGCGCTCGCACGTCCAGGCCGGCAGGCATTTCCGATCGATACCGGTCATCGGAATCGGTTGCCGGGTCCGGCGTCCTAGCGTGGCCGCATGAACTGGTACTTCAATCTCATCGTGACCACGATCACCGGCGGGGTCATCGGCGCTTTGTTCTGGTTCACGGGCCGTCACGTCTACGCGCTGGGCGCTGAGCAGCGGCGGCAGAGAGAGCAGAGGGAGCAGGGGTCGAAGTAGGGGCTGGTGATGACCCGACCCTGCGACATGTGTAGCGCGCTTGACATGTAGAGGCGTGGGGTGCACTCTATGTGTAGCGCGCTACACACGGTGGCGCCGGGGGAAAGGGCCCACCATGAACCAGATCACCGCAAAGCAGATCGAGAACCTCTTCGACAACCGCGGCCCGATCCAACTCCCCAACGGCGACACACTCACCCACGACGACCTCGTCCAGTACATCGACGCCTGCGACATCGACACCGACGACAACGGCCGCCCCACAGAAGACCAGTGGCAGATCCTCGCCGACGTCCTCGGCGCCCCCGACCCGGCCAACATGACCGAACTCGTCGACGTCATCGCCACCACCAGCGCCCTCCAGGAAGTCGTCGACGCCCCGCACGTCGCCGTACTCCGCGACAGCCACGACTGCATCTCCATCGAGGTCCAGGACGTCAACGGCCACGAAGACATCGACACCACCAGGTACGCCACCTTCGGCGAACTCGGCATCTTCGAGGGCGGACTCACCAACGACCTCAACGTCAGGACGGCCGCCCTTCGTTGGCTGCGCGACAACGGCTGGGAGACGGTCGCCGACCGCCAGGCCGTCATGTACGCCAGCGGATGGCGCATCACCGAACCCCTCCCCGTCCACCCGGCCGCCAACGACGACCTCTCCCAGGTCGCCATCGCCGCCAGCCGGATCGGACAGGCGGAAGAGGCCCGGGACGAAGCCATCCGCACCGCGCTCGCCGCCGGGCACTCGGTCATCTCGATCGCGGAGAAGGCGAACCTGTCGCGCGCCCGGATCTACCAGATCCGAGACGGACGCCGCTGAACGCACGAAAGAGGCCCGCCATCTGCAGTCGCAGATCACGGGCCTCCGGGCCACACAGGCAGGGCGCCCCCTCGGTGGTGCCGTCCACCGTAGCCTCAACCGCCCTCCGCGTACGGCCGAAGCACTACATCCACCCGCGCGGTCACCGCGGCCGCACGGCGCGGGTCCAGCCGATTCGGACCGCCGGCCAGCGTCGGTACCAGGTACGGCGGCGACAGCACGTACACGGGGCCCGCCCATCCCGCCTCCGGCGCCTGCACCGTCAGGACCCCGTCCTGGACCGGGGAGTTGTGGACGACGAGCAGCGGCCACACCACCACCCCCGGCAACGCCAACACCTCCTGCACGGCGGCCGCGTACCCGGCGACCTTCACGACCTGGTCGTGCCGGTCCTGCGTCCCGCAGTGCACCCGGCCCCCGACTAGAGTGGTGGGCTGGCCGCGATGCCACACCTTCGTGTCCAGCACCACCACCGTCCCTTCGGGGGCTATGAGGACGTGGTCGAGGTTGAAGCGGCGGCCCCGTAATCGGAGGTCGTGCCGGATCTGCCAGCCGTGCCCGGCGAGTTGGGCGAGCATGCGGGCGGTCGTGGTCTCGCCTTGGGCGCCGCGCTCCCACAGGGCCGCCTGAGCGTCCGCCCGCACGGCAGCCTGGTTGAGCCCCACCGCGGCCGTCAGACGCCGCCACACGCCCTTCCGGGCCCGCGCACGAATCGCCGCAGCCTCACGCGCCGCACTGTTGCCGTACGCAGTCACCGGCCGCCCTCCGTCCGCTCCCCGGAGACCACGGACCGGATCCGCAACGCCACCTCAGTCCCCGGTGCCCGCCAGGTCCGGTCGTCGATCTCCGCCGCGAACGCCAGCACCCGCACCAGGGACGCCTCAGCCTCCTCGAGTCGCTGGCGCAGGATCTTCGGGTTGTCGTCCTCGGGCAGGTAGCCGGGCGCCAGGTACCGCTCGTAGTCCGCCTGCCGCTCGAGACACCCCGCGCACGTCACCGCGGTGCCCTCCGGCAGCGGGCCCTGCATCGTGGACTCCCCGCAGATCCCCGGGCCGGTCACCCACGCGTCGAACCCCAACTCCAGCCACGAGTACACGGCCAAGTGCACGCCGTACGGATCGTCGGAGATGATCGTGGCGCGCACGGGGCGCAGGTAACGCCGCGTCTTATCCAGGTCGGCCTCGGTCGTACCGTTCACCGGTCGACCTCCCCCACGACGAGACGCATCCCGCAGGTGCGCAGGATCCGCGCCGCCCACCACAAGGTGATCGGCTGCCTGCCCTTCAGCATCTGGTTCAGGTGCTTCGTCGACACGATCAACTCCCGCGCGATCGAGGCCTGCGAGCGACCGGACGCCTCGATCGCTGCCCTTACGACGGTACGCAGAGCCTCCACCAGCTGCTCGGTGTCCTCCTCCGGCCGCCTGTCCGGCACCAGGGTGGCGTCGGCAGCGCGCATCCGCACGCAGCGCGGCCCCTTCATCCAGTCCCGTACGTCCGACGTCAGCAGCGTCCCGTACCCGGCCGGCGCGTTCTGCTTGGTGTCGATGATGTCGCACATCTCGCCCACGAATGCGAGCGCGTCCTGCGCCCGGTACAGGTCGGTGCCGAGTTCGTCGGCGAGGTCGCGGGCTTCCCGCGCGGTGAGCTCCGGGTGCTCGCCGCGCTCCCGCAGGTCCGCGTAGTGACGGGCCCATTCGACCGGGCCCTTGGGCTTCCCGGTCACCGCACCTCCCCCAGGGCCGTGGTGAGCGCGTCCAAGAGGTCCTTGGTCTGCGGGTTCAGGGAGTGTCCCTTCCACTCGTTCCGCACCGCGGCCAACCGGTCCAGGGCGGCCTCGTAGTCACGAACCTCAAGTGCCACCTGCTTCAGGTACACGGCCAGATCGACGGCCTCTTCGAGGGCGTCCTGCATCGCGTCGCGGCCGTTGTGTGTCATCAGCGCGGACCCGTACCTCTCGATTCCGATGTCACGGCGGGCGCGGATGTCGGCGATCAGCGCGTCCTGCACACACTCCTGGCCGCCCACGGGAAGCGGCTGATCGCCGGGGCGGGTCTTGGTCGGTTCGGTGGTGGTCACACTGCTCCTTCGGGTTGGTGACGTGCTGGTTTGCAGGTCGTGCAAACGGTCTTGACGTTCGGTCAGGCGGGAGTCTTGCGGTGCCGGGCCTGGCGGCGGGTGTTCCAGCAGTGGACGACGACGGCTCGGTCGTAGATCTGTCGCCGCATCGCGCGCTTCTTCAGCGCCCGGTCGACGACTTCGGCCGCCAGCGCGGGCCCGATCCCGAAGGCGAGGATCATCCAGTACGGCATGTGCCAGGTGTGCTGAGTCCAGCCCCACGCGGTGCCGGCGGCCGTGGCGAGGGCGAGCGTGATCAGGAAGTACACGGAGCCCTCCCGGGCGTTGATCGGTCTTACCCAACGGTGGGCGTGTCTAAGATGTCCAGGTTTTCGGCCCTACGCTGCGTCGATCAGGCCGTGCTTGCGGGCCGCACGTACGGCAGCAGCGCAACGCTCCGGCCCCCGCGGCACATGCATCACGTTCAGCAGCCGGTAGATCTCCGACAGCCGAGACGTCACCGTGTTCAGCGGAATCCCCAGCCGGACGGCGGCATCCGTCGCAGACCCGGTGCCAGCCACCGCCCCGAGCACCCGGGACTGCGTGGGCGTCAGGAACGGCCGTCGTACGGGCGCCTGCCACTCGCCGGACAGAACATCCCCGACCCCAACTCCCAGCGCAGCGCATGCCGCGACGAAGAACCGCAGGGTCGTCTGCCCGTTCTCGATGCGCTTGACGGTGCTCCGGGACAGGCCAGATCGCAGCGCGAACTCGGTCTGTGACCAGCTGCGGGCTTGGCGTTCGGCGCGGATGCGGTCGCCGATGTCGGCCAGGACGTCTTCCCAGTCCGTAGACGGCGCGGGCCCGCCACCCGAAGGCGACGGGCCCACCATGGCGGGGGCGGTCATGCGGCCCGAGCCGGGTCTACGTCCGGGTGTGTGAACCGGATCGGCTTGCCCAGCGCCCGCGCATATTGGATCTCCGCGATCGTGGACGACCCGATGTAGTCCCCGACGACCAGGACTTCGTCCGCCAACCGAATCTTCGCCCGGTGCAGCTGGTCCAGGCGGCCTTTCAGGCGTTCCGCCTCGATCGGGTCAGCCCAACGCGGGTGCGGCTCCTTCATGTTGCAGCCCGGGGCGAGCACGATCTTCCCGTCGGCGGTCTCTTGCAGGTTCGCCTCCGCCATCTCCGGCATGAAGCGGGTGGAGCCGCAGATGACGACGATCGGCGCGCCAACGGCTGCACTGTGCTGGGTCATGACGGCTGGTTCTCCTTACTGGTGGCGTTGTACGGCTCGAGGGCGGCGTCACCTGGCAGGTACAGGGGATGCCGGGGTTGCCCGGTCGACGTCTGGCCCAGGCAGTGCAGGGCGACCCGGCGCCCGCGCAGCGTCTCGGTGACGCGGGCGCCGCGCCCGTGCTCCACACCGGCCGCACCCCACGCCGCAACCACCGCGCGGGCGCGGTGAGTGGCCTGGCGTATGAACGCGTCGTTCAACGGGCCCACCGGATCGGGATGGTGGCGCAGAACGCGCGGGTCGGTGGAGCAGAGGGCAAATAGGTTGACCACGACCAGGCCGCCCGCACCCATACGGCGGGCGAACCCGTTCGGGCCGGCCAGGCGCCGGATCGTGTTGTCGTCCTCGAGCGCGTCCGCCGTGCTCGGGTTCAGCATGAGGAACACGGCGGGCGGCACGGCCGGATCCCAGATCCTGGTCAGCAAGTACCGGTAGACGCGTTCCTTGGAGTCGAACACCGCGGCTGCGATCCCGCCCGCCAGGTCCTCCTGCTGCTCCACATGCACGGGCGCCTCGGTGTTCGGCGGCATCAAGGTCAGGACGCTCACAGATGCCCGCCGTGGGTCCCGTATCCGTCCAGCAGTTCGTGCAGCCACTTGTACTCATGGCTGGTGGCCCAGTCCCGAACGCTCTTAACCTGAGCGCGCAGTTTGGCGATTTCGTCGACGAGCGCGGGCAGCGCGGCGCGCGCGTCAACGAGGTCGCCGATGTCCTGGCGCCGCTTGTCGTCCGTCGCGTCCTCGCCGGGATCCCAGGAGTCGAGGTCGATCTCGATGATCTGCTCGGCGGGCGGGAACGCGAACGGGAAGTCGTAGCTGGTGATGACGCCCGCGCTGTCGCGGGCGACCCGGACCAGCGCCCGCTCGTGCCATACCTGGAGGCTGCCCTCGCAGTCGGACATGAAGAACGGGTCGTCGGCGGCACGCGCGGCGATCTGGTCCAGGTCGACTACGGGCTCCTTGGGCGTCTGTGCGGCACGGTCGGTGGTTTCGGGTGTGGCGGTCATGCGGTGGTACCTCCTCATGCGGTGACTGCCGTCTTGCGGGCACGCAGGACGGTGACGGGCTGGGAGTTCGGGTTGTCCACCGTGGACTGGTCGAAGTACCACTCGTATCCCGGGTCCTCGAACTCGTTGTCCGGGTCGGGCTTGCGGAAGACGACCCACTCCTCCTTGACGCCGTCCAGCCAGTCCGCGAGGCGGGCGCTGAAGTCGTCGGCAAGGTTGGGGAGCCCGCAGAAGACGCGGGCGTGGCGGTTGAACGCGGCGAAGGCCTTGCGCTTGCCGGGGTGGCCGAGGGCGAGCATGTTGCCGTCCTCGCCGATGTGGCAGACGGGGATGCCGTAGTGGGTGTCCTCGGTGGCCGGGTCGGTGATGATGCTGCTCATCCGGCGGGTGTCTCCTTCGGGGTCTTGGAGCGGCGGGTGAACGGGAGTCGCGCGCTGGGTCGGAGCAGGAGTGCGCGGCGGGCGGAAGGGCTGGCCGGGGGCGCGGCCTGGGCGGTCACAGGCGGGGTAGGGGCGCCGTGTGCGGGGCGCGGGGGCTGCGGGGTGTCCGTGGCGCTGTCTGAGTGCCACAGCTCCACCCACACGCCGTCGTACCGCCACGCCAGCACCGTCCGCCCCGACTGCGTCACATCGAACTGCGGCCGCTGGTCCCCGGATTCGGGAGCGTCAGGTAGAAGTCGCGGGCGAATCGCTGCAGTGCGTGCGCGGCGCTCTCGCCCACCACCTCCGACGACACGCGAGGAGAACCATCCCCGGTGCTGCCCTCCTTCCACGACGGCACGGTCGCGTCGTAGCCGTGCGGTTCGGTGAACAGCTGCCAGGAGTTCTGCGCGTGGAACTTCGCCGCGATCAACGCCGCGCCGGGTGTGCTGCTCATCGGATGTGGTTCCCCTTCGGGGACGGAGTGACGGTTGAAGCGGGGGTCGTGTCGGGTGCCTTGCAGTCCTGAATGATCAAGTCGATTTCCCTGTTCGCGACGCGCAGCCGGTGGACGGCGAAGGCGATCAGACAGCCGATGGCGATCAGGACAGAGACGGTCTCTACGTGCATGCGGGACTCCTTCGCGTGAGGGTGTGGATGGCGTGGTGGAGGATCCGCGGGACGAGCGGTGGTAGTGAGGGTTGGCCGCGCGGCCCCGGGGTGGGGTTGGGGGGTGGGGCCGCGCGGCCGGGATGC